TCCCGTGCCTTCCGTGCGGTCTCTTTTTTGGTTATAGTAAGAGTGTCTCCTTCGACGGTTTCGATGTCTATGCTTTTGTTCCCTTCAAGCAAAGCATTGAAGAAGTTTGTTATCTGTTTTCTCCACTGGTTCACATCGTTCCCGCTGATAACGTTTCTGCTTGCAGTAACATACGTTTTTCCGTCGTCGAGATACACAATGCTGTGCCTCTTTCCCCCGTCGCTCTCAACCGCAGCTCCGCCCTTGACATCCGTCCCGTAAGCCCTCTTAAGCTCCCCGGTCAGCATATCTCTCAGCCGCTCCGCCGCCTGCCTCTGTTCGACCGCAAGATAGGCATCCTTGCCCCCGATACGCGCAATAAACCTCTCAAGAGCATTCAGAATCCGTTTGATTATCCCCGGCTTGTTCCGGTTCATCGCCCAGAAGATGTTCTCTCCGGCTCTGCCCGAATGCCCCATGTCGTCAACCGCCGCGCCGAACATATCCGCCATGATCTCCTCAAATATGTACGCATCGTTGACCACCTTCTCGGCAGAAGCGCGTCTCTGCTCCTCCGTGCCTTTCATCTCAAGCATCGCCTGTTCGGTGTACGCGTCAACGTATCTGCGCCAGTTCTCTTCTTTCTGCGCGTCCTCAGATTTCCACGAACGGTCGTCCGGATGCTCAAGCCGCCCCTTAAGGTCGAATGCGTCATACTGCGTCCCGGCAACAGCCTTTATGAAATCCAGAGTAAGCCCGGAATCCGCGTGCGCTATCTCATGCGCAATCGTCTGCGTCACCGCACGGTCGAACGAAACACTTGCCCTGTCAGTGACAGCAAGCCCGTCTCCCGCCAGCACAAGCTTCACAACGTTGTTGAAGTTGTCCCAGTTGCGGCTGACCTTTATCGTGTTCGTGTTCCTGTCAAAGTACGCACCCGACGACGATTTGCCTGCCGCGTCGATGTTATCGACAACGTCGATCTTTATCCCGTACTTTTTCAGCTTCGGCTGAAGCTCCTCAACAAGCCTGTCTACGTTTCCCGCATATTTCACACGCATCATCTCGCGGACGTTCTCCGTCGATTTTGCAAGCGCGTAGAGCCTGTTTTTCTCCTCGTTCTTCTTCTCGATTGCCTCCGCCTTCTCCTCAGCCGTCATAGCCTCAGATTCCGCGATGTTCTTTATATCGCTGTTGAGCTTTTTTTCCTCGTTGCTGAAGTATGTGTACTGCTCCGCAGCAGAACCTTTTACGGCTTTGTTGAATTCCGTTGAGGTTATTTCACCTTGATACACGCCGAAATCCGCCCTGACCCGCTTTTTCGCCGTCCCCTGCGTTGTTTTCGTCCCGGATGAGTTAGTACCGCCCTCGGTGGAAACGTCCGCTACAGGCGATTCTGTGAACCCTGAGAGGTCGCCGCCGTTTATGACATAATTCCTCACCGTCTCAAGAAACCTGTGCTGACGGTTCGTCGCATCGATGGCAGCCTTGGTCTCCGCGCTCTTTACCTTCTCGCTGTTGCGCAGACGGCTGTTCTCGGCGCGGTTCGCCTGTATCGCCTGATCGATGATGACCGCCGCGTTCTTGTGTCCCTCGGTCGCCGTTGCACCGCTCTCGATCGCATTCTGCGCGGCTTTCAGCGTCTCGGTCGATGAACTCACCGCCTTGAATGCCTCCCTCACGTCGGCGCGCTTCTGCGATACCGTAGTTCCGCCGATTCTCAGCCCGGTCAGCCTCTCAAACGCCGCAAGCGTCCCTCTGTCCTTCAGGATGTTCTTCTCGATAACACTGTTCGACGGCTCTCCCTTCGCAAGCAGGCTGAACAGCTTCTCGTCATTTGCAGAGGTCATGTCAACGGTCGGAGTTGTTTTCATGCTTGTCTCAGCAGTCTTAAGAACTTCATCAATTGCCGCCGCATCAATGCTCCCGTTTGCAACGAGTTTCTGAATCTTCTTCAGCTTGCTTATCGAATCGTCAATATTCTTCTGGACTTCCGACCACTGATTCTTGCCGTATGTCTTCTCTCCGTATTTTTTCAGGAATTCATACCATGCAATTCCCTCGGATATAACTCCCCAGGCTTCTTCCGCGTCACCGTTCTTAAGAGCCTCAGACACATCCGTAAGAACCGAAATGTCGTTTATTCTTGCATTGGAAACAAGCCCCTCCGCATTGCCCGGATCGATTGAGGGTATCTGTATCGCCGCTCTGTTTTTGCTGTATTTGTAAGACGAAATTGTAGGTCCTACAGACATCATCCCGCCGGAAAGCGCCCCGGCAAGACCGTCCGCCATTGCGTCGGTGAAAAAGTCCTGCCACGCGAGCTTCTGCGCTTCTTTTTCGGAAACGCCCTTGTGGTATGTCCCGTTGTCGTCAATGTAGCCGTCCTTGTATTTCTGAATCGACTCCGACATTTCCGACCGGTCAGCCATAATCAGACTGTCCGCAACAAGGTTGAGAACATCGGAAGCCATTTCTTCAGAGCCTTCTATCCCGGCTTGCTTCAGGATCTCTTTTGCGACCTGCCACCCGTTTGCCGGACTTTTCGCTTTAAGAAGGTTATCCATAGACACTTTTTCGGTTATATATTCCGCAAGACCGGCAGCAAACGAGCGGTTGAATATCTGGGAATCCGACGCGCCCTTGTTGTAAAGCCTTTCGGCTTCGTCCGCCATAGCTCCGCCGCCCATGACCGCAGTATATCCCTCTCCGAAAGTAAAACCTCCGAGAAGGCTGTCAAGGCTGGACATAGCCGCACCGTAAAGCATATTTGCGGCATTCTCTCCGAACAGCTCTTTGCCGAAAATCGTCCCTTCCGACGCTTTCGCGAGGTCTGCGCCGGTTTTCTCACGTATGACGTTTCTTATCCTTCTGAAAGTCTGATTGTTGGAATTCGGGTCAACGCGTTCGCCGACTATCCGATGTGCGATGGTATCAATGGCGGCTTCGGGGTTTCCTATGATGTTCATGCCGAGAGAACCGATATTCAGAACGGTTTTTCCGAGACCGCTTGCTTTGTCGTACATATCGGACACTGTCTGATCCAGAGCGTTTGCGGCTCTTTTGTTCAGCTCATAAGAAAGCGCCCTCAGATACTTTTTGGCTTCATCGCCTCCCTTGTAGTACAGAAGATAATCATAAATCTTTTTTTCGTCATCCGTAGCCCAATCAGCGTTTTCCAAAAAGGAAAAAGCCTGACCGCTCTGCTCGTTCACCGCCTTCAGCTTCTCCGGAGAAAGACGGCTTGCCTCGTTCTGTGCATTTTCGTTTTTCGCATACGGAGCTTTTGCGTCAGGCGCGAATACTCCGAAGGTCTCATTTCCATGTTGAAGAATATTGTTCTGTTTCGCAAGGAAAAGAGCGCGTTCTGTCGCGAACTCGTTTGCTTCCCCGAGATATCTGCCGTAGTCCTCAAGCGTTTCTTTGTTTATTTTGCTGTCGCGTATTGCTTCAAGCTTCTGAAGGCGTTTTCCGGTCTCCTCGTCATAAAGATTGTCGTTGTAGACAAGTTTGCCGTTTTCGATTTTTGGGAGACCCGTTGTCCATCTCTGACCGGCAATGTTTTTTGTTCCCATCGCCTTTTCGATCCTGTCTATCTCTGCCTGCGCTTCGGCGGCAGTCATAAACGAATCCGCGTTTTTCTCAAGCCACGCCTTTTCTCTGTCATTTGTGGTGGATTTCAGCGCGTTCTGTATGTCCGAATAATTCTTCCCCTGATATTTCTCGGTATAAAGCCCGTTGTCGTAAAGGGTCTCATACGCCTCCGGAGAGCTGTACTGCCCATAATGCGCCCCAAGGTCACCGAGAAACTTCAGCTCGCTGTCATAAGCCTTTATCTGCTCCCCGACCGCCTTCTTCTGATCATCGCTCCCGCCGTATGTGTTGTAATACTCCGCAAGCGCATTCAGCCTGTCGCGCATCTTTTTGACCTGATCCGACGAGCCGTTTATCGTCTCCTGAGAATAATACTTCGACGGGTCGAACTGTGTGCCGTAGGTCGAGGAAATGCTCCTCGCAAGAGCCTCCATGTCGTCATTCAGCGTCTCGGCTCCGACCTTGTTCCATGCCGCATTCCTCGTGTCGCGCTTCGTGATGAAATCGTTTGCGTTCTTCGCCTCTCCCGAAGCAAGCGCGGCTTTGTACTGATCCCATAAAGAGCCGCCCTTGTAGTTCGGAATTCTGTTCTGTTCTGCCGCCGCCGCAAGACGCTCCTCTCGATTCTTCTTTATCGCCTCCTCGCGCTTCCTCTCGTCCTCGCGTCTCTTCTTAACGTCGGAAACCGCTCTGTCCGCAAGGCTCTGCGTGATCTTATAAAGGTCTTCGGTTGATATCCTGTTTCCCATGTATTCTCCTTAAAAAATAAAACAAGGCACGTCATCGGGGGATAACGTGCCTGCGCTTACCGCCCCCGCGGTTGGTTTATTTACCGTTTTCTCTGTACTTTATCCAGTCCGGAACATAGGTCTTCCCGTCGCGGGCGTCTCTTGCCCATTCATATACGCTGTCATATCCGTATCCCTTGGCAAGTTTTTCGAACCGCTCCCGTTCGGTCTCGGAAAGCTGTTTGTATCTGTCCTCGCCTCCGGCAAGGAAAGAAAGGATTCCCCTGTCATATACGGTATGCTTGTCTTTGTTGTCGGAAGATTCCGTCCCTCCGCTGTAATACGTGTTACCGCCCGAGCCGCTTATGATGTCCGTATACCTCTTGACAATGTCCTCAATATCCGGATAGCTTTGACCGTACTGGTTCACGATCATTTCTCCGGCGCTGATCAGTCCCTGTTCTCCGCCTTTGTCATACGCGGTCTGCAATGCATTGCCTATGTTGCCGCTGACCTCAGGAGTAATCACCGCCGTCCCCGTGTTATACTTCTCGGCAAGAAGCGACGGCAGAACTTTCTGAACCATGTTGTTGTACGCCACCGTTGCTGTCGTGTCGTCGGAATACCGGTTCTTTGCCGCATCCATCGCCGACTGCGCATTCGATGTGGATATCCCCAGCAGCTGCTGAGTGTTGACTCCCATCTTCTCAAGCGCACCGATCATGTTCGAAAACCGCTGAGTGCTTGCCTCGTTGACCGCATTGACGCCGGAATTCAGATAAGAAAGCCTCTGCCTTCTTGCGTTCGCCTCGGCAAAGGAATCTATGTTCCCGCCGTTCGAAGCCGCCGCATCCGCCCATTCGTTCTTTGCCGCCACATCTCCGTCAAGCCCGTATTGAGACAAAAGAGCCTTGCCCCATTCCGTCTCATACGGGTTGGTGTTTTTGTAGTCGTTTATAAGATTGAGATAGCTCTTTCTGTCCTCCGCGTCGCGGCTTTTCGCATACCGGCTGTTCGTCAAAAGCTCGTTCTGAGGCTTTGCCCAGTATGAGTTGTCATAGTTACCGCCTCCCTTCAGAAGCTCAAGAACCTCGTCATACGCGGTCTTGTCGTTGCCAATGCCCGGTATCGAATCCTTTCCCGTTCCGCCGCCTGTCCCGGAAGTGTCGGCGGGAATTCTCCCCATCTGGGAGTCTTTCTCTCTCTGCGCGTTCATCTGATCCTGCCGCCACTGGTTTACATTATTGCTGTTTCCCGTGTTTCCGAATTTTCCGGGGCTTCCGCCATGAGCGTTCTTTTTCTCTCCGCTCATATCCGACATATGCTTTATATAGCTTTTTATCGCCATTCACTTTACCTCGCTCCCGTTGCACCACCCGTTAGCCGTACACCCGCCGAAGCCCTTCAGCTGATACGGATGCCGCGACTTTCCGAGCCGGTATATCCTCATGACCTTTGCCTTTCCCGGCTTGCACCCGAAGCCGATAAGCGCGTTCGCGTTCCGGTAATGCTTTTTCCCGGTAAAGACCACGGTGTCTCCGACGGATATCACCTTTGAGGGATGCAGAAGCCCGTCAACGTCGCGCCGGAAGTCGTCCATTGTCAGCCCGAACTTCTTCAGCCAGTGATCTATGTCCGCGTGATTGCTTGCATAGCCCTTTTTGTACGCTTCCCTGTGAGATACGATGACGGAGGCTTCCCATCCCCATCTGCGGCAGATGTCGGCACACAGTGAAACGGCAGCGTTGTAGCACGCTTTGAAGTACGTCTCGTCCTTCAGCCCGTCCTCGCATATCTCAAACTGTATGTGCGGGTACGGAGGATAGTTGTAAGAGCCTTTCTTGCCGTTCCCCACGCCCCACGCGCATATCCCCTCCGGAAGCAGATGAAGTATGCCGACCGTGCCGTCAGCCAGTTTGCCGATCATATAGTGAACCGCCTTGTTCACGTTCGGTCGGTTCCAGTGATTGCCGTACTTGTTCCTCCCGATCTTCGAGATTATTTCAGCCCTTGAAGGATCGTCGTCAGACGGCTGACAGTACCTCGCCACCGAGGTCTGGTTAACTCCGGTCGAGTGTACCACAATCCCGACCGGCTCACACTCCTGATATACCGTATAGCACCGGCTCTGTGTGTGAAGGCATTCGGTTATAGTCATTATATGCCCTCTTCACCGTCGTCGGCACCGGTCTTGCCACCGGAAAGCTGCTTGTATATCTGATGCGCTCCCGTCGCCGCAAGCCCGGATACTATGCCCACAGCGATGGCTGTAATGATGTCCCCGGCAGGGAAGTCCGGCATTATGTACATTCCAAGTACACCAAGCCCTCCTCCGAGTATGCCGCATATCACCGGAAGCCACTTGTTGTCAAGCGGTGTCGCCTTGATAAGCTGCGCGGCAAGGTAACAGATAACCGTTATCGCCGCAATTCCCGTAATTCCGAAATCCATAATTTTTCTCCTTGTTAGCCATATTTTTTATATCTTCAGGATATAAAATCGTGTTCTTTCATCCGCTCAGTGTACACCCGGTTAATATTTTCAATCGCGTGTACCGCCCGGTTGTTTTTGTAGTCCGGATGCGTCGCGCAGAATCTTTCGTAGTAGTCTATCTCCGTCAGAACCTCAATGAACTCCTCCTGCGTGTGCGGGATTCTCTGAATAAGCTCATTGTTGAACCGCAGAATCCTCGCCCGGTGACCGTCGGCGTTCCGCTCGTCGTCTATCCTCACGTGCGCGTCAAGGGCTTCTTTTATCGCCTTCTGCGAACGTTTTACCTCGTCAAGCTCCTTGATAAGGTCAGCGTTCAAAGCCCGTCCTATCGCCCGTCCGACAGCCGTCCAAGGGTTGACCCTGATAGGCGTTATCTGTATGAGGGTAAGCAGGATGATTATAGCACCGCCGCTCCCCCACAGGATTTCTTTAAGTGTCATTTCTCAAGCTCCTTCCGGACAGCTTCCCGATACCTCTCCGGAATCTGCTCAATCGTAATCTTCCCCAGCTTCACCTGAATCGCAAGAAACTTAACCATCGGTCTCACCTCCTGTTATCATCTCAAGAAGAGCCGATTCAAGAGCAGAAAGACGGTCTTCAACAGTTGGTTCGGCAGGTGTCTGCTCAATCTGTTCCATCATGGCTTCCATCTCAGCGATTTCTTCTTCGGTATAATCGCGTTTTATAACCGTTATTTCTCCGCTCTGAACATTTACAATCATTTCTCTGTATTTATCCAATTTCGTATACCTCCACCGTGAAGCCGTTTGCAAGCATCAAATTATTGTCAAAATCATAACTTGCCGAATTTAATTTTAATTCTGTGAAGTCATCGTGATCGGCTAATGCATACATATATAATGCGCTCTCAACTTTACTTCGTGAACCATACCCCATAAATTGAGGATATTGCTGAATATATTTATAATCAGCTTCGGTTGTAGAGGAATTTAAATTCATCGCATTCATTTTTATGCTGTTTCCGAAATAAACTTCAACATTATAAAACGGCGGCAACATACAGTGATTTTTGCAAGTCGCTCCGATATTGTTACCATATCTCGACTTTACATATCTGCTTGTATCTTTGGCATTAATATTTAAAAAGTAGTTATTTGTCCCCCATACAAAACCAGATAAAATAACTTTGATTTCCTTTGCAGAAAATCCGCTTATCGTATATATCTGAATGGCACTTTTTTCGATGTGCCATTTTGATACATCAACTGTTGTGTTATTTGTATTGGGATATGTTATATCTGTGCTTCCATTTCTAAGAGTAAAAGTGTTTGTATCAATCACTCCAACAGTAAGTTTGGCTGTGCTGTTCATAAATGTTGAACAAAGTTCAAATGGAATTGTTGCAAATGACCCGTCAGGAATAACCATTACAGTGTCACCAGTTGTTAATCCGTGCCCCGCACAAGTAAAAACTCCCGTTGTCAAGTCAAGTGCAGTAGGCTGAATTACGGGATTCCCCGAATGAACATATTTGCCGATCAGACGCGGAGTGGTAGATCCTCCCCCGCTCGCACTTATCGTCCCATCGCCCCCCACGGAAATCCCGCTTCCTATCTTCACTCCACCGAGTGTGGTCGATGAAGCAACAGGGAGAGTGTAAGAGCCGGGAATTCCCTGTTCGCCCCTGTCGCCCTTGTCTCCTTTATCCCCCTTCTCGCCCTTTATCGCCTGTATCGGGATAACGTTCCCGTTCCCGTCTTTTACTTTAAGTATTGCCGTCATGTTTTTTCCTTCCCGTCACGGTATCGCCATTATCGACACGATCTTTGCCGTCGACTGCGCCTTCGTTGCCATTGAATAGGTGAGCGTAGCCGTACCGGTCTTTGCCGAGAGCTTCAGCTTGAAGCTGACGTAATTTGCTTCGTCGGTAAGCTGATACCTTTTGTCTGTTGTTTCCAGAGCCGCAATCGGTATCGTTGTTCCGATGTATCCGGAATCGGTTTTCGGCAGTATCTCGACATAGATGTTCTTATAAATGTCCGCATCAAACGTTGCTGTCGCTGTGGAATTGAGAGACGTAATGTTGCTTGCAAGCGTCTGACCGCCGCCGTTGTACTTCGCCGATATGTTGTACCGCGCCTGTTTCTCCTGCGCGTTCGTCAGCAACTGTCCGGACACATACTGTACCGATGTCGACGCAAGTGCCGCCGCCTCTGCGCTTGCCGCGCCGATGTTCTGCCTTGCACGCGTTTTCTGCTCAAGCCCAAGGCTCTGCTCAACCATGTAGCTTACACAGCTTCCTGCCGCCGTCTGCGCGTCCTCTGCCGTTGAAAGCGCGGTTGCCGCCGTAGACTGCGCGTTTCCCGCCATTGTCACAGCCGATGACGCGCTTTCCTTCGTCTCATTTATCTGTGTTTGCAGGTTTGCGATTGCAGGCTGTACCGCGCTGTTTTGTACGGCATTGTTCGAATTGCCGTTAAGCGTTCCGTCAACGGTCGGGAATGAACCGACAGAAACATTTCCGTCCCCGCCGACGACCATCGGCTTTCCGGCATTTTCCGTCCCCTGTGACTTGTCAACCTTCCCGGCTATTGCGGTCTCTGCCGTATCATACGGATACATCCGCTTCCATCCGCCGCCGACATTGCCCTGTATATACTGGACGTAGAAATTCGAATTCTGGTCGATAAGCACAATGTACGCATAGCACTTTGCCGAACCGGCATTCAGCTGTGAAACGCAGATGAAGCCGCGAAGCGAAGAACTTGCCGCAGCCGCTTCCGCCGGTATGTCCGTTACCTTGCGGTTGACATATGCCGTGTAGAATCCGACCTGTGTAGATGCCACAACAGCGTCAACAAGCGAACCGGAAGTTACATAGAACCCATACGGTCTTGCATACGTCCCCCCGTTCATGGGATTTACGTACTTGTAGTCAAGCCCCGGAAACGTCATGCTGTTGAGATATCGAAGAGCTGTCTGACTTGCGCCGTTTACCGAGATGTTTCCGCTCCCGTCATCCGCAAAGGAAACGTCTGTCGTTGTGCCTCCCCCGCCCGGTGCTGTCCACAGCTTTCCGGCGGAATCTACTCCGACCCCCTGTGTCATGGACGATGTTTTTTCGACCGGAGCGTAAAGCGGATAGTCTCCGTCAGGATCTATCTGCACGTTGTATCCGGCAGGCATATCCCCGGAGCCGACATAGACTCCCGAAACACCCTGCGCTCCGGTAGCTCCTGTCGCCCCGGTGTCGCCCTTCTCGCCCTTGTCTCCTTTTTCACCTTTGTCACCCTTGTCGCCCTTTATCTTTCCGGCGGCAATGTCCGACTTAATTTCAGCCATGTCGGAGGCGGTCTTCTCAGCCGATTCCGCCGCCGATTTCGCATAATCCTTTATCTGCTCGGTCTCGGTCGGTGTCGGTGTCTGCGACGGAAGCCCGGAGCCTTTCACCGTCTCGGCAACATACATCCTGCCCGGAAACGAACGGATGACCCTGCCGGATACCGAACCCTCGACAGCGAACCGTATGACCCCGGTCTTTGCCGTAGCCTCATGCGGTATGTCGATCTCCTCCGACGTGAGAAGAACCGAAACCGGCTTGCCCATCACCGGATAGAACGTCACGGTCTTGGTCAGCCCCGTCCATTCCTCCCCGAATATAAAGCGCATACGCTCCACACCGTAAGACCCGCTCGTCCCCGCACGGATCTCCTTCGGCTCAAGATCGTATACGCCCACGTTTATTTCATGTACCATGTTATCTCCTTACAGAAGAGTCTTTGTCGTCGTGCCGTTCCCGCAGGTGATCCCGGTCTCGGATATCTTGAGAAACACGTTTCCGACCTTCAGTTCTATATACGGATTTCCGACGCCCTCTCCGTCAATATCGTGAAGTTCTATCGACGTGCTTTCTGTGTTCATGAATGCAAAAGGTGTCAGGAAATACTCTCTTTTCACCCCGACAGCGCACGTCCCGTCATTTGACTTAAGCGAAACATCGGCAGGATTCAGTGTGATAACCCCTCCGACATTCTCGTTGTTGTTCTGAAGGTCTGTCATCGCCTTCAGATTGATCCCTCTCGCGGAATCGTCTCCGAGAACCTCGGTGCCGGTCATAAAAATCTTAACGTCGGATTTTATCCCGTTCGCATCGGTATATGCCGCGCCGACCTGAATCCCCGCACCCGAGGTAATATCGCTCCCCAGAATACAGCCCTTCTTGATGACCGCCGCATTCACGGTCGCCTTTCCCGTCCTGTCAACGTTGAAGTTCGTCGACGCTATCTTTATGTTGTCACTCGTCATGTTTATCGTCTTTCCCGCAAGGCTTATGTGGTCAGCCCCGACCGTGTACGTCCCGGCAGTAAAATCAACCTTGTCCGCCCGGAGAGTTGCCGAGGACTGCCCGTTTATCGACTGCAGAATAAGCGATGCGTCTGCCTTGTAGCCACCCGCGCCGTCAGAGGAAACAACAGCCGCAATTGCCTGTCCGTTCTTCGTGTTCGTCTCAATGACGTTCGACAGCTTCGGTATGTTGTCCTCGTCGAGGTTGTTTATCTGATCCTCATATGCCCGACGGAATTTTATCTGCTCGTCGTTCTGCTTCTTCACCGTCTTTGTCAGCTCGTCGAGCTTCTTTTTTATCATCTCGAGCAATCTCTCTCACCTCCGTATGCCACCTCGGTCTGTAAATACTCAATGCGGCAGTGTCCCGTGCCGGAGACGGTCAGCTTATGCCCGAAATCACACGTCTGCCTTATCAGCGTCGAAAGCACCACGACCCCGACCTTTGTCCCGGAATCGGAAAGAACCCGGTCGCCGTACTTCAGCTTCACGTTGCCGCCCGTCGGTATAACGCACCGGATACGCGCCTTCTTCAGTCTCTTCTCCTGAAGCTCTCCGCCGAGCGTAAGGTCTGTTGTGAACTCAAATGCCCCGTACTCTCCGGAGGGTATCGATTTTATCTTTCCCGTGTCGGTGAGCGCGTAAAGAGAGTCGTCGTTGTACGTCATCCCGATTATCTTTTCGTTGCATTCTATTCCGCCGAAGCATCCCGTCGCCGGACAGTAGGTGAATATGAAATTCTCCGCCGGAACATAGGCATAAAGCACGTTGTCCCATGTGCAGAGGATCGAACCCTCAAAGGACGATATCTTCAGCTTGTCGGAGATCCTTTCGGGATATCCGCCGGTGAATGCGTATATCCCGTCGTCGGAAACATAAAACAGTATCTGCGAACACTCGCATATGGCAAGGTTCGATATCGCACCCTTTGCCGATATGTCGTTCAGCCGGAAGGGATATTTCGTGTTCGCCGTCTGGTGGATGAAATCCCGCTTGAAGCCGAGAACATGGTTGTCGTAGGTAACTATCCCGGTAAACTCCCCGTCGGCTTTTATGTTCGCCTGCGTCGCGGAATTCCACGGCATGGAGGCGGAATCCTCGTCAGCCGTCGCCGGGAGCCAGCTTGCATAATCGTTGAATGCCGAGGCGTATATTTTACCGTCCTTTACGCCCCACAAACGCCCCTGATAAACCGTTATCCAACGGAGCGCCGGAGCGTCGTTTGTCAGATACGAAACAGTAAAATCCGCGCTCTGCTCATAATCGAACGAGTACCTGTCGGGATAGATGAGTATCTTCCTCACATACACCGACCCGGCAACACCGGAGTCTCCGGAGGAATATAAATTGAATCTCGCAAGGGAGCGCGGATATTCGTCAGCCTCCGTCGCCCCCGTTGCCTTTATTGTCGAATGATATACGGCAGAGCCTTTGCGGTAATCGAGCTTTATCGCCCCTCCGTCCCGGTAAATCACGATAAGCACATCCCCGAATCCGTGTATGGATATGGGATGCGCGTACCCTGTAATAACGTCCTTCGGTATCTGCTCCGCCTCAAGCGCGGGAATGTCCTTCACGGAAATGTTTTTGCATGAAGTAAGCTCCCCGCTGTCGTAGTCGTCTCTCCGGTTAAGCCCCGCCCATGAGGTCTTGACCGTTCTTCTGTTCTGCTCCGCCGAGGGTATCGCCGACTCAAGATACATCACTCGCCGTACCTTTCCTGCCGCTTTCTCGCCCACTCGGTGAACGAGGAGAGCTGCGCATTGTAATCCTCAAGCCACTTTGCCGCCTGCCCGTCGTCGTTTGCGATCTTGTAAGCCTCGCCGCGCAGCTTCGACATGACAAGCTCAAGCCATTCGTAAGGCAGCATCACAACACCCGTGACAGCCGTCTTTATAGCCGGACGTATCCTGCGGATAACGGTGACGGTGTCAGGCTCAACTATGGGCGAAACCTTGACATTGTCCCCGTCCTGCCAGTAAATTCCCTTGTCCCCGTCGAAGATGACCGAGGATATCACCCCCGCCCGGACATACTCCCTGCCGTCGCCGTATACCTTCACGATATCGTCGTACCGGCAGGAATCCTCTCCGGTGCCGGAGGTTATCGAGGACAGAGCAAATCCCCCGCCGGCAAGCGTCACGTTCTGCCTGCCGTAAAAGCCGAGGATGTCGGTATATATAAGCTGCTCCAGCGTGTTTACCCACCTGATATAGGCGGAATCGGGTATGCTCCCGGCAATATCAACCTCGCCCGAAAGCTCGGTGATGATGTCGGAAAGCGTAACTCCGGAAGAATACATAAACTCACCTCACAACCATGACGGAACACCGTATCTCCGTCTCTTTCTCTTTTCAGCCCACACGGTGCGGTAGGCATAATCGCATCCGCTCTCGAATGCGCTCTTTCTCTCGCTGTCGCCGTTCTTCAGGTAGACAATGCTGTCCTTCAGAACCGGCATAAACTCGTCGTATACGGCAACCTCGTCGTCGTATGCCGTCACGACCGAACGCTCCCCGCCTTTGAAAACAGCGGCGACTCCGTAACGCGCGACAAGAATGTCAAGCGTCTCGTTAGCCGCCGCTATGAATTCAGCCTGAGAGAGAGGAGCAATGTTGTTGCATCTGTCATACAGCTCCTTGAAAAGCACTGTAAAGCTCCTTTCCGGGAGGGAAACGGAGAACCGAATCCCTCCCCATCAGGTCATTTCTCAGGTGGTGGTGTTGCAGTTGGTGAACTTCACGCAGCCGCCGGGATTCTTGCAGATGAAGTCTCCGTAAAGCGTGAGAAGTCCTCTGTAGAACGAGTAGTTCGGAACAAGGATGAAGTCCGAGCCGCCCTGATCGGCAAAGCCGAGGGTGGTGTGGTGCAGCTCCCAGTCGGAGGTCGCAACGCCCCACGCTTCGTTTGTCGGAACGAATCTCTCGTTGACGACAACGACCTCGCGGTTTCCGACGACAACGGTGTAGCCGATAGCGCCGCCCTTGAACTTCATGGTCTTGTCGACGTAAACCGTGTTGTTGGAGCGCATATACTTCTGATATGCCGTGAATGCCGCGTCGCCCATGAGGATCATGTCGATCTTCGCGTTCTTGAAGTCCTGCGCACGCTTGACTCCGTCATAGAGGACGATGTCGCCGAGAGCGTTCTTTGCGTCAACAACGGTGGGCTTTACCCAGATGTTGTCCGCCTTGGTTACGCCGTAGATGGAGGCAACGCCGTCGTCCATGACCGCGCCGAGACCGGTGAACTCTCTCTTGTATGACTTCTGAAGAGTCACAAAGCCGAAGGTTCCGACAGCGGTTGCATCGGCAGAGGTGAGCGCCGTCTTCGCGGTGACAGCCTTGTCAAGCGTGACCGCATATCCCTTGGAGGTGGAATTGTACTCGCGGTTGACCGCAAGAACCCTCGCCCCGGCGGTTGCCGGAGCCGTGCCGGAAGCGGTCGCCGAGGTGTTTGCATATGCGTCGATGATCATGCCCTCGCGGACGGTGACGCAGTCGGAGACGTATATCGTGGTCGCGCCGTCTGCCGCCGCCATGATCGATGCAAGGATACCGGAGCCGTTGCCGAAAAGCACACGACCGAGGTTGAACTCCGCCGCAGTGTACGCGCTCTTGATCTCATGGTCAAGTGCGTTCATCATCGCGCCCTGATTGTTGGACGCGAGCTTGACCGCCTTGTCGGAGATCTCGATGTTGCAATAGAGGTCGTGAGCCTGAGTCTTGAAGCCCTTGTAGAGCTGAGGACCGGAATCGGGTGTAGCTGCGGATTCCGGACCGCCGAAGCCTACGCCGCCGTTGAAGCCGACGGGAGCCGAAGCTACGATGTCGTTTGACATGAGCGGAACCTTCTTGATCTTCTCAAGGAAGGGAGAAGCCTCCGTAGTGAGCTGGTTTTCAAACGCGGGAAGATACGCGTTTTTGATTATGTCCGCAATAGCGGTAATGGTCTGAACTGCCATGGTTGATTAAAATCCTTTCTTGTGTTTGTAATAAAATCAGTGTGTGATATTAAAATTTCCGGAGACCGAGCATCTTGTATGCTCTCTCCGTCGCCTCCTCAAGAGACTGGGGAGGTTCCGGCTTCACCGCCGGAGCCGTTGCCGACCCCTGAGAAGCCGTTACGGGAGGAACGGCGGCATTCTTTTCAGCCACCTGCTTCACTCTCATTTCTTCAAGCGCACGGAGCGCGTCGGGGTTGTTCTTTACCCTCTCGACAAGCATCTCCGTCGTCTCTGTTTCCGGCTTCTGATTCATGGCTTTTATTCCCCGGTTTATCATGTACGAAAGAGCGTACTTCATCTCCGGGTCAATGCCGTCAAAGCCGGGTGTGTTTGCCGCAATGCGGTCGATAGCGTCGCCGTAATCGTCAAAATCCTCGAACCCCTTCGACGATCTGATGCGGTTGCGTGCCGTCATATCCGCCGCCTCTGCGGTCTGCCTCTTGTAGTTGTCCACAATCGGCTGCATTTCCTTCATGACCTCGCCGAGGACGGTTTTGCGTGCATAGTCCGCCATCGCGGAGCTGTACTTCGCCGTCGCCGCCCTGCGCTCGTCGTCCGACAGGTACTGAACGTTCTCAACATCAAACACCGGAGGCTCGATCACTTCTTCAACGATTGTGTTCTCTGCCGCCTGTGACTGCTGCTGAAGCGCGTTCTGGAACTGCGGTATGACTCCCTTGAGCTGTGCGACAATGTCCTTCAGCTGCTCGTTTTCCTGCCTCATGCGCTCGTAGTCGCTGCCTATGCGGTTAAGAAGCTCAGCTCCCGGATTCGCCTCTGCCTGAGGTGCCGGTGCCGCTGTCTCTGCCGCAGGTTCGCTCTGTGCCGGTTCGGCTGCCGGTGCCGGTTCGGAAGCCTGTGCAGGCTCTGCCGCCGGTTCGGTCTGCGCCGGTTCTTCTCCCGTCGGAGCAGTCTCCGGCTCGGAGGGCGTCCCCTCCGTGTTCTGCTGTGCAAGAAGCTCGGTCAAAACGTCATCAAGTCTCTCTGCCATAAAATTATATCTGTAAGCCGCCATCGCGGCAATTACATTCTCCTTTCGTTGTTGTTGCTCTGCATTGCCATAGCCTTTGCCATGGCTTCCTGTTCTTTCTGTGCGATCGCCGCGCGATGCTCGTCTATGTGCTGGTCGAAATACTTGCAGTACTCCGGATTCTTCTGCCGCAGCATTCGGAATCTGTACTGCAAAGCATACTTCAGATGCTCGTTCAGATGCACCGCGTCGTCGTCGTAAATGTATCTCTCCGGGATAACTCCGCTCTCAAAGAAGGAATTTTCCCGCTGTGCGTTCTGTATCTGCTCCCGGTTCTGCGTCATGATCTGCGAGTAACCGTTTATCCTCATCTGCTCTATCAGCTTCTCGCGTATCTCGACCGGAACCACGCCGTTCTCGTCGGAGAAAAGCCCCATCTGCATGGCGGTTATGAAGTTCTGCTTCTGCGTCTCCTCGGAGGTTATAAGCTCGTTTTCGGTGTCGAACACAACATCATAGGAGTTTATGTCGTCCGCCATCCACGTAAGCACCCCGCCGACGGCATTTACCCCGACAGCGTTGCATACCCTCACACCCGCCGCGTAACGCTTGTATATGTGAAGCCACTTCACCGCCAGCTCCTTCACCGCACACCTCATGTTCTCGGATGTAAGCGAAAGCCGCGTGTTGTCTATCTGCCGCAGGTTCTCTATCGCCGTGCCGGAGGTGACCCCCGCCGGAGTTGACCCGTACACCATCAGCTGGGAAATCCCCGCCGCGTACTCCATATCCTGCGCCAATTGGTTCATTTCGTTGACGATCTCGGTCGGTATGCCGTAGTGCCGCAATCTTGACGGTGTGCCGAACTCGTTTTTGTAGTTGATGATCTGGTTCGGCGCAATGCCGCGCATGATCATCTCGTCAAGCTCCTCCGACTCGACAGCCCCGTCCGGGATGAGTATCGGCTCCCCGACTATGCTCTTGATGTAGTCGTGCAGCTGATTTTTGCACCCGTTGTAGGCTCTCTGAAGCGGTATAAGCTCCTGTATAAACGATTTCCCGAAGAACTGACCGGCAACCGCCTTGCACTTTACCGCGACAACAGGCACCCTCTCATAGGGCAGAACGCCGTAGTAGTACAGCTTCTCGCCGATGATGATAGCCATCCTGCCATCCGCAAACTTCTTCGTAGGCGGCTCATAGAACGTGATAACGTGCTCGCACCCGTCGACCCTCTCGGTCTTTGTCGCCATAACTGTGGAGGAGAAGGTGTCAAGCCCGTAGCCTCCCGCACCGGATATGGGCGTCACCACATACCGGTCGCAGGCTCTCCCCTCGACCCTCAGCCCGTAAAGGTCGTATATCGCCCCGGCATCAAGCACCTGATCGGTGATGATGTTTCTCTGCTCGTCGACCGTCTCCTTGTACACCGACTCCGGGAACACCTCATATGGAGAGAGTATCCCGCACACAAGGTCGCCCTCGCATATGTCCCGCGTGCCGCCGGTCTCCTCCTGCACCGTCCCGATAAGCCTCCCGGCGTGAGCGTCCCACCACGACAGCACAAAAGCCGTCCCGGTAAGCTCCGACCACCCGTAAATGCGGTCTTTCAGGCTGTCCCAGTTTACGTTGCGCTGAGTGTACCGTAAAAGCCCCGTCGATATGTCCGCCTTTGCAAGATCGTCAAGGTCTCCCGTCGCGGGCTTCACCGTCATGAGATACCTTACGTTCCGCAGGTTCGCCATCCGCGTGTCGTAAAGCGGTGCGATGCGGTTGTATACTCCCCTCTCAAGGAAGTCATACTCCGGCTCTATCTCCTCGATCTCATGCGACCGGGGATTTATCTCGCAGTACTGATGCCCCGCGAGGAAGTTCGCGTTGAGAAGCCACTGCAGCTCAAAAGGCTGCCTGTCGTTCCTCCTCCGCTCAAGCTCGGATTTTACCCAAGCCACAAACTCGTCCGCCGTCTGCTCGTCCGGCACACCGGAGGTGTCGAGAACGTCAACGACATTTTCGCCGTTCTGTATGTCCTCCGCCTTCCGCGCCGTGAAAAGACTGCGGATTCCGTCAAAAAAACTCATTTCACATCAGTCTCCTTCCCGTCCCAGCGGTCTTTTATCGCCTTTCTCGGTCGCTCAGGCGCACGGTAAGGCTCTTTCTTCAGCCGGGCATACTCCTCAGCCGACCGGCAGGAAAGCCTCTCGGTCAGCTCGTCAATGCGCTTCTGCTTCTCTCTTAAGCACCCTGTCCAGAGTATGATAAGCACCGCCTGAAGCACGAGGTTGATAACCGAAAGCATCACTCCGAGCATCACGCGCCGCCCTTCTTTGCCGCCGGCTTCTTCTCCGGCTTCTTCTCTTCGTCGGCTTTCTCCGGCTCTGCGTCAGGCGCAAAGGCTTTTTTGTACTCCTCCGGATACATCACCCCGAAAAGCTCCTTCGCGCACTCCCGACAGATGATCACCGTCGGACGGTACTCGGGATTTCTCGATACGATAAAGCTCGCCACCCTCTCGCACCCCGGCACAAAGCACATCCTGTCTATCTTTTGTATTTCTATAGGTCTCGGCATATATTTTCCCCCATATGTCAGAATCTGCGGCTCCGCCCCTTCCGGCTTGCCGCGCAAATAGCTTTTTTCTTTATCTCCTGCAGCCTCTCCCCGTCGGTCAGCTCCCTCTCCGGCGCCTTCGCAGGAACCGGTCGACTGACACAGTAGTACCGTAAAGCGTCTGCCTGATGCGTGATCTCATGAGGCTCTGTCGCCGCATCGTTCGGTCTGCTCTCGGAAAACTCAAGCTGCTGCAGGCTCTTTATAAGCTCCCGGCAGTTTTCCGCGATAAGCATCCGCGAGGTCTCCCCTCCGTCAAGCCCCGTGACAGGCTTTATATGCTCTCTCACGCAAAGCCACCCTCCGATACGCTCGGAGTTGCACTTCGTGAACCGCACGCCGCCCTCGGCAAAAACCTCCGCGATGTGCTTTCCGGTGTCGTTTGACCGCTTCCACAGGTCGGGAGGAGCAAACGTCGCCTCGATTTTCTCCCCGGCAGACATCATAACGATCTTTTTTGCCGCCTCGGATATCGTCAGATCCGCCTCATGCAGCTCCTTGTATACATACTCCTGCCCCGTCTCGTCCACGGCTATCCACAAAACCGCACAGCAGTCAAAGCCGTAGTCTATGGCTCTGTATATCCTCCAGTGCGGCTGCACGTCAACCCTCGGTATCACGTGCAGGGAAGGACGGAATTCCGAGAAAAACCGCCCGTCAAAGGAGTAAAAATCTCCGTATCTCCATGCCGCACGAAGCGCCGGAGGCAGAGACTCAAGGTCTTTGATATAGTCGGGATTTGCCTCCATCAGCGCGGCATTGTCGGTCACAAGCGCCTGTATAAAGGAGTAGTCGTCCGGATTTTCCTCCGGCTTGAAATCTCTCTCTATAAATAAGCGCCGTATCCACTCCATGCCCACCCCGCCGGGATTGCACGACACGAAAAGCCGCTTCGGGAGCGCATTTGTGCCTCGGAGAGTAGCTCTTATGGCGTTGAAAGCCTCCTGAGTAAGCTGCTGTGCCTCGTCAAGGTAGATGCAATCCCACTCTTGACCGGAAAATTGCAAAACATCACCGGAATTTGCGCAGTACGAAAACTTTATCCTGCTCCCGTTCGGAAAGACAAGAGATTTCTCTTTATCTTTATACTGGCATACGCCCAGAGTGTCCTCGCGGAGCGGGATGATGTGGTTTTCGTTAAGCTCCGGATATGACCGCCGCACTATCATCTGCTTGATGCCGGGATACTTCAGCGCATATATCTTCGCCGCAAAGTCGATAACCCAGCTCTTCCCTCCGGCACGCGCCCCTCCGTAGCAGGTATACTTTGTGGTGCTTTCAAGAAATTCCCTCTGCTTCGGCTGAGGGAAGCCCCGCATTTTTATTTCGCCCACTGCGATATATCCACGCCGCCGTAGTCGAGCTTCACGACGGTCTCCTTCTTTTCCGGCTCGTTGAAGCCCATCATCTCCGCCACCTGAGCCGCCGCCTTGAGCGCGACATTCGCCGCCGACGCGTCATAGCAGGTAAACTCGTCGCCGTCCTTGCCCACGCACTGCTTTGTGGTGGAATTTTTAGCCTCGGAAAATATCTCCCGCAGCTCCTCAAGCATCTTTGCCCGCGTCCACTCCACCTTTTCGGCGACCGCATTGTCCCGCTCGTCGCGTATCTGCTTTATATATGCCTGCACATGATCCTTGCGGAAAAGCTGAGATGCCTTCTCTTGCAAAGACTTCCGGGTATATCCCGAAACCTCGTATCCGGCAAGCGCATATACATCCGCTAAGGCAGGATGTTTTCCGCGCCCCTGCTCGTCTACCTCGCCTTTTTCGTCAACGCCGTAAACGTAAAGCTGACAGAACTTTCTCTGCCTTTCGTTCAGATCGCGCGTCTTCCCGGCTTTGTCCGTGTACGCCTTCATTTTCATCCTCCTTCCGGTAAAAATTCAAAAGCCCCGCCGTCCCAACCGCCGCCCATTGTGTGCGGCACGCAAAAAAGGATATCTCCGGAGATATCCATGATATTATTGTATCAGATAAAAAGGGACAAAAGGGACAAATTTCGCCCTCCGAAAAAATTTTTTCGGATTTTTAAAAATTTTTTTCAAAAACCCCTTGACAAATGCACTCAATGGGTGTATAATATTCTCGTAAGATAAAAAAACACCCCGGACACCGGGAAGAAAGCTGTGACAGCGGCTAAACGGTCAGAAAGGCAAATATTATGACTATCTATGTTTTGAAGAATCGCATGAAGGTTTTGGGCGGAAACGGCATGATCACAGGGTTTGAAACATACACCTTCGATTGCTACAAAGACAAGGCAAAAGCCGACAAAGAAGCGGAGAGATGGAATGACGCATACGCACACTTCAGCCACCATGAGTGCGCGGGAAGCGTATACGTTGAAAAGCAGGAAATCACAACCGCTGAAGAAAAGGAAGCCCTTAAAGCTGAAATGCACGCCGGAAGAAAGGCGCTTGAACTCGAGAAGTAAAAAAGACAAATGCGGGGGTATAAATCCCCCGCAGAAAGGTTCGGAAAATGGCACAAATTAAAAGCGTGAGATTTGACAAAGCAGGGCGAAACAGCGGCTGTATTTGCGACAAGTGCGGTCAGTACATAATGAACATTTGGACGGTGCAATACAGTAACGGCGTATCGCTTCATTACGGAATTGATTGCTTTGAAAAGCTATGCAAAAGCGGCAAGTTAACCCGATACGGTGAAAAGCTAATGCGCGACACATTGAAGTCAATCGCATTTTACAGCGAAAAGTTGAAAATGTGGGAAACCATAACGGAAGAAGAAGCCGAAGAAAAAGGACTGCTTGTTGATCTGAAGGTCACAGATTGGAATTCGTCTTACTGGGCAGGGAAAACCTTTGAAGAATATAAAAACTGGATGGTTAATGAATTTTTCCCTGCACGCCTTGCGTATTGCCAAAAAGATATTGATCGGTTCGCAAAAGTAAATTTCACAAGATAATCAAAAGCCGAGCGGGGGCGGCAAATCCCCCGCAGAAAGAGGTACAAAATGACACACGCAGAACTCGAAACCCGCATCGGCGAAACCAAGACCCTCCGCGAATGGATCGCAGAGCTTGACCTTCGCCCCACCACCCTCAATGCCGAAACTACGGACGAGACCTATGCATATGTGGTCTGCACCGAGGACAGGACATACCATGAGTATATAGTCGTATCCGACTATCGCGGAAGAAGCCTGACGGCAGAGAGCGAAGAAATGTATCTTGACGCGGAGTTTGAGCTTGACGGCATGGGAGGGTACAGCCTTGAAGAGACCGCAGCATCCTTCTCCGCACGTCATGAGAAAGCAAGAGCGCTCAGAAAAGCCATTATCCGCGCGAAGTTCGAGCTTGCAAGGCTTGCCGGGATGTCCGACGCCGCCGATTCAAGCATCGATGAAGTCTGCCGCCGGATGCCCGAAATCGCAGACCGTCTTTACATAGACGGCGAGGTTCTTTGAGGAGGCGCACGATGTTTAAGCACATAGACATATTTCTTCAGGAAAAGCTCATCGCCCGTCCCTGCTTCTATCGCGAAAGCGCGCAGGATGACCGCAAGCCCGCCATATACCTTGAGGGTACCGACGATCTCGGCACGGAAGTGCATATATCCCTCTCCGCATATATGCCAAAGACGGAAAATGAGTGGTCGGATATCTGGAACGAAGGATTCACTCCGTCAGAGGAGGCGGTCGCCGACTTGATTTTTGCCGACGACGACCAAGCCGAGGAGCTTGCCGAAACCATCCGCGAGGCAGACAGCTGGGATGACTGCCAGGACGAAGTGAAGCGCCTTTGTGAGCTTGCCGGTCTGCTCGACGAGTATAACGAGGCAGACGGAGATACCTTCGAGTGCGTTATCGACCGCGCCGCAGAGTTTTTCGGTGTCACCGTCATCGCGACGGTCGCCGAGGCTCTGAAGTCTCTCCGCAAAAGAACCGGTCTTTCGCAAACGGCTTTCGGCGACATCTGCGGCGGCATCCCCCTCCGCACGATCCAGAACTGGGAATCGGGGATCAGAGAATGCCCCGACTACGTCCTCTTCCTCATAAAATCCCACCTGAAGAGCAAAAATCTCATCTGACACAATCCCGACACACCCGCGGCACATAAGTGATACGCGGGTGTCCTTTTTTTGTGCTAAAATTTAATCAGCAAAAGAAAGGAGCATCCGATATGTACGCTTATAATCCCTATAATCAGCAGCAGGCAATGGCATACTCGCAGGATATGTATAATTCCCGCCAGTACCCCCAGCAGCCCCGTCCTCAGTACCCTCAGGTCATCCCGGTGCAGGACGAGCTTACCGCAAGATCGGCTCAGATACCGATGGACGGCACCGACACCTACTTCTTCAACGCCCAAGCCGGAGAGATATACGCAAAGCGCCTCTCGATGGTCGACGGCTCGATCTGCTTCGACGTGTATAAAAAGCGCCTGCCGGAATACCCGGAAAAGGAGCGATATGCCACCGTCGCACAGCTCGACGAGATCTCCGCAAGGCTGAAGAAACTCGAAGGAGGCGATGAGCAGTGAACCCCGTCCAGATGATGATGCAGATGCTCACCTCCGGCGGCAACCCCATGCAGATCATGCAGCAGCTTGCCGGAAGCAATCCCGCTCTCGCCCCGGCGCTGAAGCTCTGTCAGGGCAAAAACCCCGATGAGCTGAAGCAGACCTTCTATAACCTCTGCAAGAGCAAAGGCATAGACCCGAATCAGGTCGCAAGCCGGTACGGGATATCTTTACCTCAGTAAATATCGTGCGCACGATATAATATAAAATCACCGAAAGGAATCAAAACATGGAAAACGATTACACTTCCGGCTTCATCGCCGGACAGAACAGCAATAACCGCGACGGCGATATGTTCGGCGGCGGCTGCGGCTGGTTCATCTGGATCATCCTCATATTCGCCATCTTCGGAGGCGGTATGTGGGGAAACAACCGCGACGACGGCTTCCTCTCCGCCACAATGCAGAGAGGCTTCGATAACGGCACCGTCGTGAGCAAGCTCGACGGCATAACAAACGGTCTCTGCGACGGCTTCTATGCCCAGAACACTACTATGCTCAACGGCTTCAACGGCACGAATATGGCGATAAAGGACGCACAGTACAGCGCACGCGAATGCTGCTGCGAGACCAACCGCAACATCGATGCCACCCGCTATGAGGCGCAGAAAAACACCTGCGACATCACAACCGCCATCCACGCGGAAGGCGAGGCGACCCGCGCCCTGATTCAGGCGAATACCGTTCAGGAACTCCGCGACCGCCTTGAGGCTAAAGACCGCGAGCTTCTCACGGCAAACTTCAACCTCAGTCAGCAGGCTCAGACCTACTCCCTCGTCAACGAGATACGCCCGGTCTCCAAGCCTGCGTATATCACCTGCTCCCCCTACGCCGCAAACGGAACCGGCTCCTGCCTCAGCTGCGGCTGTTAACCGGACCGGAGCCGCATAAAGCCATAAGCCGATAAGCGGCTCCATAAAACAAAAACCCGGAGGGGAAGCTCTCCGGGTTCTCGCCTGAAAAAGGCTGAAAGGATAATTTTATGTGCAGTAATACCTGTAAGCTCTGCCCGAGGCTCGTCCTCTCGCAGGCAGTGACCTTCGCAAACAACACCCTGACGATAAACCTCCCCGCCGGTACCTATACCAACAGGGAGAAATACTGTATCGTCATCGCGCAGACCATCCCCACAACCGCCACAATAAGCGCCCCTGTAGTGATAACCATAGGCTCGGGAACGGATACCTACCCGCTCCTTACCGCAAGCTGCGCCCCGGCAACCGCCGCAGACGTGAGAACAAGAACCAAGTACTCAACAAGGCTCACAACCTCCGCCTCCGGCGCATCGTTCAGAATGCTCGGATGTACCTCCCGCGCCTGCGCAACCCCGACGCTCTCGACAATAGACGGCGGAGCAGCCGCAGCCACAAACGCGGCAGTAAACGCCGTTGCGACCCTCTGGGCAGGTGACTGATCATGCCGGCAGTCGATATCCTCACCGAACTCAAAGCAAGATCGATTGAAGGTGTGATGTTCCACGATAAAATGCGCGAGTATTTCCTGTATCTCGGTCTTCATGGCTACGTAGCCATGCACAGCTTCCATGAGACCGAAGAAAGACTCGGTGCCGAAAAACTGACGGACTACTTCATGGCGCAGAACGGCAGCCTTATCCCCGATAAAGCTCTCACCGCCCCCGATGTCATCCCGGCACAGTGGTACCGCATGAGACGTCAGGACACCGACGCCCAATGGCGGCGCAGAGCCGTCCGGGACGGTATGACCGCATGGCGCGATTGGGAAAAGGGAACCGCCGTGTTCCTGAAGGACATCATCTTCCGCCTCGCCTCGGAAAACGAGACGACCTACAGCCGCATCGCAGAGCAGAAGCTCTCGGATGTGGAATCCGAAATCGCCGGTGTCGAGGAAATAATCTTCGACCTCGAATCGATAGAGTATAGCCTCCCGATCATAATCGAGAAACAGCCCGACATCGAAAAGAAGTACCTCACGAAGATAACCTTCCTCATGACCCCGGTGTGTACACTCGGCATCTGACCCGCGTGACAGATTCGTGACAGATTTGAGTCTGAAATATGGTTCTACCGTCTCATTTGCGAGACCACAGAATCAAACTCAAAACTCCCACAAACCCCGATAATACAAGGAAAAACCCGCATATCCAGCAGATACGCGGGTTTGTCCGTATGGGGTGAGTGATGGGATTCGAACCCATGATAAAAGTCTGAAAAACCCCGTATTTATTGGCTTTTTCAAATCTCGTGACAGATTTCGTGACAGATTTTAAAAATTGCACCTCTGAAACACGTCTTTATAGTATAAATTCAGCCGCTCCGAGACCATGTCTTTTTTGTCCTGCATGATGTGTCCGTATACCCGGTTGACCATGTCCTCCGTCTCATGTCCGAGCATATCCGCAATGTACTTTACCGGAATTCCGAGCATTATCATGACAGATGCGGCATAATGACGCAGCTCGTGAAAGGTGTAGTGTGCCTCCGGGCATACCCGCTTCAGCACAGCCACACACCGCCCGTATATGACACGGGAGCCGAGAGAGGTCACATATACCTTCTCCGGGTCATACGCCTCCTTCAGCACGTCTATAAGATGCGGAGGGACACCAAACACACGGAATCCTGCCGTCGTTTTCGGCTTCTTCTCCACGGTCGAATTGTTTTCTCCCCGGACTATTGCCGAACAGACCTTGATCGTGCCTTTTTTGAAATCGATGTTTTCCCATTTCAAGCCGACGATCTCTGACAGTCTCATTCCGGCAACCGCGCCGAGCAGAACCGGTATCTCTATTTCTGTTCCCTTTGTTTCACGGAAGAGCGATATCATATGCTCCTCCGTCGGTATGGTGATGTCCGGCTTTTCCTTCTGCGGCAGGGTGGTGTAAAGCGTCATGTCCGGACGGAACATCTTTATCGCCGCCGAGAGAAGCCCGTGAACGTTTCTTATCGTCTTTGGAGATACCCGTGCCGCTTCGACGTTTATCGCAACCTGAACGTCCTCCTGCGACAGCTCCGACAGCTTGATTGCCTGTAAGCTGCCGAGATAGTTGTTTTTATATGCCCTGTATGCAACGAGCGTCGAAGGGGAGATTATATTCGCCTTCGCTTCGATGCACCGTTCAAGAGCTTCTCCGACCGTCATGTCGATCCGGCGGTCGGTTCCCTTACGGCTTGCCTCAAACTGTGCCGCTTCAAGCTGCACGGCTTTTTTGTTTTTCCCGGTAAAGCTCCGGTAATGCGCCTTTCCCTCCGGATCGGTGTAATCCAGCACCCGCGCCCTGTACGACCCGGACGGCAGCCTGTCTACCTTAACCACAGCAAAACCCTCTGATACGCAGACACCACATACCGTATATATCCCATGTTCCCGTGATGACTGTCGTATATCACGAGTATCGCCGCACCGATAACGAAAAACGTCAGAACGCCGAAAAGAACCGCAATCTTGCGGTTTTTGTCTTTTATGACCTTCGTGTATATGCCGATTATCTTGTCCTCAAACTCCGTGTCGCGCTTTCCCGCCGGCTCCGCCTTTGAGATCCCGGCATACTCGTCCACCGACCCGCCGAGAGCCTTTATCACTTCCACAACCGCCTGAAACGCCGGATTTTCCGTGCTTCCCGACATGATTCTCTGCACCGTCCCGGCAGGAACTCCGCTTATGTCGGCAATCTGCGCCAGCGTGAGATTTCTTTCGTCCTTGAGTCTGTTCAGATACTCCGAAAGTGTCATTTTCTGTTTTTTCCTCCCGTTATTTTTGTTTTTTATGCTGAAAATTCGTTTTTGAAGGCGAATCTTTCACTTGTAAACTGAATACCCATTTTTGCCTATTGATTATTCACTCCATCAGTGATACAGTTAAATCATACCAACTGCGGAGGTGCATTATGAACTCAACCGGCGACCGTCTGAAAAACTATTTTGAAAAAGCTCCAAAGCGAGAAAAGCTCTTCGCCCTGAAGCTCCTTCGGAAATTCATTTTACAAAAGTCATCAGGAGAGAAAGATATTCTTCCTTCTCCCTCTCGCTCAGACCGTCCACAAGCTCCGTAAACTCGTCGGTAAGCCTCTTTTCGTCGTCCCCGCATTCTTCTGCCGAAACATCGTTCCCGTCGATTTTCAGCGCGCGCACTGCGGCAAGAAGCGCGTCCTCCGGGAAGTCTCCCGAAAGAATAACGTCCGCCAGCTTTCTTTTGTCTATCATGCAAAAAAATCTCCCCGATTTTTCGTCGTTTTAACCAATTGACTTTTCCGACAATCCGGAATATAATATACTTATCCGAACGCCCGTTCGATTTACCGATACCCCAAGACCAAACAAAGAAAGGCAGTACATATCATGACAGCATCCGAACGCGAAGCCCTCAACCTCCGAAACGAGAAAATGATCGACGCTCTGACCGAAGAACAGCGCAACGAGCTTGTTTTTCACTTGATTTCGCTCATTAATGACTCTCCTGAAATCAAGTGTACCTTGCGCAAAGACGAATTGTCAGAGGATGTGCTGCTTTTATGCACTTTGGCTTAGAGCAAAGCATTCTATTCAGGGGTTAACATACCCCGGAAATCAAGTAAAATAATTCAGAGGCGATCCGTCAGACTATATAACGCCTTCTCGCGTTGAGATATGAATTCCCCGTGTGATCGGGCAGAGTCTCAAGATCGAAAAGCATATAGAATTTGAACTTCGGAAGCTCCGACAGATGCCATAATCCGCAGGCGCAGAAATCCGTTTCGCAGTAATAAACTTCGTATTCATGCTCCCCGATCACGTATTTTCCCTCATATTCCTGCCGGACATACGGAACGTCATACGGCTCGGAAAACTCTCCGTAGGCTATAAATTCCGCATCCTTTTCGGAATAACCCACCGTTTCCATGAGATAATCCCTGAACGCGGCAGAAAGCTCCTCTTTCCCCTTCAGTCTCTTCTCGGAAACTCTGTTGAGATTCACTCTTCTTTTCATATCCGCCTCCGTCAAATTCAAAAGCCTCGCATATGCGGAGCTGAGAGCATTTTCTTTTGGTTACCCTTCTCCGGTTTGAGGTAACTGCACAACCCCTACTGAAAGCTCCGTCAGCAACGCCCCGGTGCGCTCTGAACTTCATTGCTTGAGTACAGTATACACCTGATTTTGCGATTTGTCAATATTTTTTTAATACGAAATCAAAATAAGTTGCAATAAATGGCAGCGGTGACAAGCAAAGTATTTGTTCACGTCACAACAATATAACTATCAAATCCACCACAGCAACCGCTATACACACCATCTTTCTCAAACACGCATTCCCGGATATATACTCGTCGCATACTTCCATCATCCAGCAAACAGCATTGTCATAATTATATTGATCCGGCGATTCGTTTAATTCCGCCTCTTTATTTATGCGTCTGCTCCGTTCTTCGAAACTCATGCCACAAAAGCGTTCGTAGCTTGTCCCGTCAAGAACTTTTTCCCGTTCTTCATTCCGAAAGTCCTTAACTTTTTTCAGAAGTTCATCCGCCACCTTAGCCCGTCTTTCAAATAAATCAAACGGGTTTTCACGTCTTTTACGTATTACAGAACCCGCCGCTGCCGCAATAAGCGCTCCGATAATTGCGGAAAGCACAAAAACCCCGGCAGCACCCCAAAACGAAAGCTTTGCATTGTGCGTCGCAAGATCCTTAAAAAATATAACCATCGGCATACTCAGTACACAAAAGAAAAACAGGATAGTTGCGTCAGAGCCTCCTCCCCACGTCGAGCGAAACATCACACTATAATAGTGTTTAAGTGTAAAGCCAAGCCATGTCTCGCCTCTCATTTCGCGAATATATCCTGCAAGCCTCTCTAATTTAGGAAATTTTTCTTCTTCAAACGACAAGCCTGCCGCATAAATCGCCGCTGCAAAAACGATTGTTTGAAGCGCAACACAAAACCACAGTCCTCTCATTTCTCCGCCCTCAGTATTGCCTCCAGAACCTTCTCAAGCTCCTGCGACTTTTCATCAGAGAAAATTTTGCTCAGGAGCTTTATCGTTGTCGTGTCTATTTTTATTTTCGTTCTGCCAAGCAGAAAATCAACAGAACAGTCCATATAATCCGCTATCTTTGCAAGGCTGTCCGCCGCGATCATCCTCCCGTGCCTCATATTTGATATTGTATTTAAACCTAAAGATAATTCCAAAAGCATTGTTCCGATAACAATGCCTTTTTCTTTTGCAACAAGTTTTATGGTTTCCGCTATTTTTAGCGAAGAATATTCATTGACCTTGTCCATTTTTGTTCATTCCTCCAAAATCACTAAATTTAATGATTTCGTATTGACTTTCGCTAAATTTAGTGATACAATATACTCATCAAAGCACCGAACACACCGGTGCCACGACACAAACGGAGACGCGCCTCCGCTTGTTATAGACATTGCGCCTTACCATATACAATTGTTCCGCAACTCAATTGTAACACGGCAGGGCGCAAATGTCAACAAAAAAATAAATTTTATTTAGTAAGGAGGAGAACATGAACCTCGATCTCAAAACCCGCATCGTGCGCCTCGGTCTGAGGCAGAAGGATGTCGCGAAAATGCTGAACCGCCCCGGTCTGGTAGTCAGCCCCGCAGAGCTGTCAGTGGCAATCAACAGACTGCGCGATTATCCCAAGCTCGGCGAGATCAGAAACGAGCTGTCAAATCTTCTGACAAAGCTCGAACGCGAAAGGGGAATAAAATAATGCCCCGCATATCTAAGTCCGAAGAGGATCGGCGGTACGCTTCAGTCATAAGACACCTTGACGCATACAAAGCCGCAAGATTCCGGAACGGCGACGACAAAACTGCGGTTGCCTCCGCTCTCGGTCTCTCCCCAGCAAGAATGTACCGTGTCCTCTCCGGCTCCGCCGACACACTGACACTGAGAGAGATCATGACCATCGCAAATACGCTCAACATCTCGGTTCCGGCGCTGCTCGGCTGCCGGGAGGAAAGGACGATATGAAAAAGTACATCCCCGGCACACTCGCAATAGCCCTTGCGTATCTCTTCCTGATACTCGCGTTCACAATAGGCATAAAGGCTCTTGTTTCCCTGCCGGTTATCGTGTACGCACAGTACAGACTCTTAAGAAGAGCAAAAAAACAGCCACTGCCGAAGCAGTGACTGTCGCAAAGGAGGGCGGCGGTAAAATAGCGAAAACCCGCCGCAATGAAACCAGACCCCAAGAGGAAAAAGGTCAGTATTCAGTATATTGTATTACCTTTTTCCGAAAAAGTTAACCCCAAAATCAAAAAATAATGAAAAGAGGAATACAACCATGAAAAAACGCACATCCGCAGATATGCTCTGCATCGCAGAATACACCCTCAAGCATCTCTACAACCTGAACGTCCATGCCCCGAAAAACGTAGAATTCAAAATGAGTTATGATGCCGACATGGTCTCCGCCATGATGTTCATCCGGGGCGCAAACGGATTCGAAATCCTTCATTCGGAGATCCAGTACACATATAACAGCATCCACCTCGACCGTAACGACGTGTACGACGCAATCGCACGCTGGGAAGAAAGATACCTCAAAAAGGAGACCCCCGAAGATGACAATCTGGGATGAAATCATAATAGCCGACTACGAAAGCAAATGGCTCGACCCGGATTATGACTGGGAAAATCGCTGTTACCGATCCGACGAAGAAGCAGCCGAGACCGACACCCGCGAAATGCCCCTCACGGAAGATGAGGAGTATGAAGAAGACCTCCGCATGACGGAGATGAGAAGAGAAATCCTCGGAAGGAGATACGCATGAACCTCTACGAAATCAACTCACAGATAAAACGAATTCTCGATAACGGCTTCAACGGGAGCATCGACCCGGAGACCGGAGAGATCATCGACGAAGGCGAACACGACCTTGAAACCCTTGAAATCCTCCGTCAGGACAAGCTTGAAGGCATAGCCCTCTACATCAAGAACCTGACCGCTCTGGCAGACGATATAAAGGCAGAGGAGAAATCCCTTGCCGAGCGCAGAAAAGCCGCAGAAGCCAAAGCAGAGCGCCTGAGCGCGTATCTCGCGGACGACCTCACCTCTCACGGCGAGAAAAAGCTTGAAACCGCAAAATGCGCCGTCACAATGAGAAAATCCGAAGCGGTCATCGTCGACGAATCCCTCCTCGACATGACATGGTTCAAACCCACCACCACATACAAGCCGATGCTGGCTGAAATAAAGAAAGCAATCAAATCCGGAGAAACCGTCGACGGCGCACATATCGAAGAAAGGCAGAAGGTAACAGTGAAATGAACGAGAAAAACTACTTTACAGAGCTGAATGCGATAAACGTCAGCGACAAAACCGAGAAGAAAAACGGTATGACCTACCTCTCATGGGCATGGGCATGGGGAGAGCTGAAAAAGCTCCATCCGGATGCAACCTATACCGTCTACGAAAACAAGGACGGCTGGCTCTACCACACCGACGGTCGCACCTGCTGGGTAAAGACCGGCGTCACCGTAAACGGAATCGAGAACATCGAGTACCTGCCGGTCATGGATTTCCGCAACAACTCCATCCCGGCGGACAAAGTAACCTCCTATGACGTAAACAAAGCCGTCCAGAGATCTCTCACCAAAGCCGTTGCCCGTCACGGTCTCGGTCTGTACATCTATGCCGGAGAAGACCTCCCCGAAGGCGAGGAAAAGCCGCAGGAGAGACAGACCGAAAAGCCCCCGAAAGCCAAACCCTCAGCCGAAATCACCTGCACCAAATGCGGAGTAAAGATCGAGCCGGTCATTGCCAAAACCGGCAAGACCATGACCGCGCAGGAGATTTCCGACTTCTCAAGAAAAAAGTTCGGACAGTGCCTCTGCCCCGCCTGCCAGAAGATCGAGAACGAAAGAGCTAAGGCATGAAAGGCAGGATCGCCTCCGAAATAACCTTCACTGCCGACCGGAAGCAGCGCGTCACAATAGAGCTTGACGAGGACTTCCGTCCGGCATGGGACGGACTTCACGGAGAGGATGTCGAGATAACCGTTAAGAAGTACCGCAAAAAGCGCAGCCTTGACGCAAACGGCTTCGCATGGACACTTCTCGACCGCCTCTCCGAAAAGCTCCGCATCCCGAAGGAAAGGATATACCGCTCACTTATCCGCGACGTTGGCGGCAACTGTACTACCGTCTGCGTTCAGGATAAGGCAGCGGACAAGCTGACGGAATCATGGCAGAACAACGGCATCGGATGGGTAACAGACACCATGCCCTCAAAGCTGGACGGCTGTAAGATAGTGATCCTCTATTACGGCTCCTCCACCTACGATACTGCCCAGATGTCCCGCCTTCTCGACCTCATCATCGAGGAGTGCAAAGAGCAGGGCATCGAAACCAAAACCCCGAACGAGATCGCGGAGATGCTGAGCCTATGGGAAAACGCGAGATAAAATCCGTACTCAAGACCCGCCCCGGTCTGTGCTACCTCTGCAAAAGGCAAACCGAAACCTGTCTCCACCATGTGTACTTCGGCTTCAACCGCTGGATGTCCGACGAAAACGGCTTCGTCGTCTTCCTCTGCCCGTCATGCCATACCGAATCCTCCACATCAGCCCATAAATGCCGCGACACCGACCTTTACCTCAAGCGCAGATGTCAGGCGGCATACGAAAAAAACCACACAAGAGACGAGTTTATACGTCTTGTGGGGCGAAATTACTTAACCGAAAAGGAGAAAGAGAAATGAAAGAACAGAACTACATCGTAAGAGCCGACAGAGCAGGAGTGTTCTTCGGCAAAATCAAGGAGCGCAACGGAAGCGAAGTCACCATGACCGATGTCCGTCGTATCTGGTACTGGGACGGCGCGGCATCCCTCTCACAGCTTGCCGTTGAGGGAACAAAAAAACCTAAAGATTGCAAGTTCACCATCTACGTCCCCGAGATGATTATACTCGGAGTGATTGAGATTATCCCCTGTACCGCCGAGGCTGAAGTCAGTATAAAGGAAGTTCCGGAATGGAGAGTGTAAAAAAGTTTGTTGCTGTCAGCTCCGGCTCCGGCTCCGGCTCCGGCTCCGGCTCCGGCTCCGGCTACGACTACGGCTACGGATACGACTACGGCTACGGATACGGCAACGGCAACGGCTCCGGCTTCGGCTCCGGCTCCGGCTCCGGCTCCGGCTTCGGCTCCGGCGACGGAATTGCGTCGTATGACGGCAGAGATGTGCATCTGATTGATGACGTACAGACCATAATAACTGCCGTATTCGGCGGCGCCGCAAAAGGATACATTCTCGAAACTGATCTGACCCTCACGCCCTGCTACGTCGCAAAAAGCGGAAACACCTTCGCCCACGGAAATACATTAAAAGAGGCAATCGACGAACTGCACGAAAAGCTCTTTGATGATATGCCCGAAGAAGACCGCATCGCAGAATTCTTCAAATCCCACAGCCCCGGCGTGAAATATCCCGCAAAAGATCTCTTCGTGTGGCACAACAGGCTCACCGGAAGCTGCGAAGCCGGACGGATGTCCTTCGTCCGCAGCCACGACATAGACCTCGAAAACGATACCTTCACCATAGAGGAGTTCATCAACCTCTGTAAAGACAGTTACGGCGGAGAAACGATAAAAAAGCTCCTCGGATAACCCCTCAGACAGCCTAATGACAGCCGGCAAAGACCGACCGCCCGACGGAGCGCATCCGTCCCAGCCGAAAGGCATAAAAAATACCGAAAAACACTTTCGAAAGGAGATTTCCCCAAGATGAACGCTGCAACACAATGCTTCAAGGTGCTTGAGCATCTGAAGTACATCGGCTCCCTGACACAGGCGAAGGCGCTTGAACTCTACGGCATAGCCCGTCTGACCTCCCGCGTCAACGACCTCAAGAGAAAGGGAATCGTAATCAACACAAGGACGATCCCGGCGAAAAACCGATTCGGCGAGACCGTCCACGTCACCGAGTACAGCTTACCGAAGGGAGAAAAATCAGAATGAGCGCATTGAACTTCAATCAGGCGATCTTAGCCGGTCGCCTCACCGCAGACCCCGAACTCAAGACCACGCAGTCCGGCATATCGGTGACCCAGTTCACCATAGCCGTAAACCGCCCGAGACGTAAGGACAACAACCTCGAAATGTCCGACTTCATCTCGTGCGTCGCATGGAAGGAAAGAGCCGAGCTTGTCATAAAGTACTTCCGCAAAGGCTCCGCTATCATGGTGACAGGTCAGATACAGACCCGCACATGGACGGACAACAACAATCAGAAGCGCTACGCGACCGAAGTCCTCGTCGACAACATCCGATTCGTCGACAGTAAAGCCGACGCCGCGCAGAAATCGCCCACAGCGAACGAAAATGCCGGAGCGCCCTCTTATATCCCCGATGCCTATAAAGCCCCGAATTTCGAGGAAGTGACCGCCGACGACGGCGATTTGCCGTTCTGAGAAGAAAAGGAGCGTAATCAATGGCAGAACGCAGAATGTTTGCAAAAACCATTGTTTTGTCCGACGCATTCCTTGATATGCCTCTCAGCGCAAGATGCCTCTACTTCACCCTCGGGATGTTCGCCGATGATGACGGATTCATAAACAACCCAAGAAGCATCATGCGTCAAGCGGGCGCAAGCAACGACGACATGAACATCCTTCTCGCCCGCCGATTCGTTCTTTCGTTTGAAAGTGGTGTGATAGTCATAAAGCACTGGAGAATCCACAACTATATCCGTAGTGACCGATATAACCCGACAAAATATGCCGACGAAGCATCTACTCTGAAGCTCGATGAAAACGGCGCATATACGGAATGCGCACGGGAGATACCCGCTCCGGATACCGTTGGTATACCAGTTGGTATACCGGAGGTGCACCAACGGGAGACACAGGATAGGTTAGGTAAGGATAGGTTAGGTAAGGATAGTATAGATAATGTGCCGGCACAGCCGTCACCACCCCCCACCCGCCACAAATACGGCACTTACCAAAACGTCCTCCTCTCGGATGCGGATTACGAAAAGCTGAAATCCGAATTCCCAACCGACTATAACGAGCGGATAGAACGCGTCTCGGAATATGTCGCCATGAACGGAAAGAAGTATAAGGATTTCTTAGCGGTGATCCGTAACTGGGCGAGAAGAGACACCCCGAAAGAAAAACCAAGATATATGTAAAAGGAGCAATCAAAATGGAAAACAGAATCGAGTTATCGTCGGAAATCGAAAAAGACATCAGAACTTCAACGGAACAATCCAAGCGTGGGGAAATCACGAGCGGTTTGGAAAAAGCACGAAAGCTGTATCCCGACTTCAACATTCACTGTGAAAAATGCGGCTTTGATATCATAGTCGACGTCTGGCGCGACTTACTTGATTACTATACCGTCGAGGAAATACGCTACGGATTCTGGGTTTGTCTCCGCCGCCGCAACGAACCTTTTACCCCCGCCGATGTGATAGAGAGTATCGCCAAGAGAGAAAGAATAGTTCAATTCCCTTGGGAACAGGAAGAGAACGAGCGCAATAAATAAAACCAAAGACACAAAAAGGAGCAATCAAAATGGAAACGAAAAAAAGCATTGACGAATACGTAAAAGAAAAAATGGCGGAAAGAGACAAAAAAGCGACCGAAATATACCACGGTCTCAAAGTCACACCGGACGAAAAGCGCATCTTTGAGCTGACCGATAATTTCATAATCGCGCTCCATATGCCGCGTATGTTCTATCCTGAGTTCGATATTCTCTGCGAAAGGCACGAATACAAGGACATCGCCAAAATGTGGGCAGAGTTCTTTGACAGGCTCGGTTACGGTATAAAGGAGGTCGCCCCCGCAATCGATATCTATCTTCAGACCCGCGAGAATTACATAACTCCCGCCGGTGTTCTCAGGGTCATAAAACAGACGGAAGCCCAGAAGGAAAGACTGCATTTCGTAATGTTGGACGACGATGACTGAATTCGAATACGCCAATATGTATCTCGGCGATTTCAAGGTCGTAGGCAACGAGATAAAGCCGCTCTACTGTCCCTTCTGCGGCGGCGGCAATCATCAGGATCGCTACACCTTCGCCCTGAACATGGAGAATCACACCTTCAACTGTATGCGCGGCTCCTGCGGCGTCAAGGGTCACTTCTCGGAGCTGTGCCGTGAAAAGAACCTCCGGTATGACGATCCGGCTGACCCGGCACCCCGCCCGAAAGCCCCGGCGAAGAAGTACAAAAAGCCGGATACAAAGCTGTTTCCCCTTGAAAACGATTCCCCGGCAATGACATATATGCAGAAGAGGCGGCTGTCGCCCTCCATAATCGCGTATTTCGGCATTTTGAGGGACGGACAGGGAAACATAGCCCTCCCCTTCTATCGTTCGTCAGAGGACAGAAAAACGGCATCTCCGACGTTCGTCAAATACCGTCCTCCGAGGAAGGTCGAAAAGGGAGAGAGAAAGATGTGGCGCGAGACCGGAGCCGAGCCGATACTCTTCGGCATGGATCTGTGTACCTTCGGCACAAAATCTCTCATCATCACCGAGGGAGAGTTCGACTGCATGGCTGCGTTTCAGGCTTTCTCGGAGAAGCGCCCCATGAACGTCGTTTCCGTCCCCTCCGGAGCCGAGGATTTCACATGGCTCGATACCTGCGCCGACTTCATTGAAAGGTTCGGAAAGATAGTCATCCTCGGCGACAGCGACGAGCCGGGAAAGAAGATGGCTGCCGAGCTTGTAAAGAAGCTCCCCGGAAAGAACATCCTCCTCCCCGACTACGACGCATACCTCGGATGCAAGGACATGAACGAGCTGCTTGTCCGTCACGGAGAGCAGGCAGTAGTAAACGCACTTGCCGCCGTGAAGGAAACCCCGGTCGAAGGTCTTATAAACTTTGCCGACGTGCAGATGACGGATATACTGAAGCTCCCGCGCACCCTGTCGGGAATAAAATCCCTCGACAAAAAGGTCGGCGGCTTCCTTGAGGGCGACCTCACCGTCTGGACGGGTAAGCGCGGATGCGGAAAATCCTCCGTCCTCAACCAGATCGGGCTTGACGCAATAGATCAGGGCAAAAACCTCTGCGTCTATTCCGGAGAGATCCCGGCTGACAGGCTCAAGTATCAGATAACCTGCTGTGCCGCCGGAAGGGAAAACCTCTCCTTCGTCCGCGACGAGAGAACAGGAAGAGACGTTGTCACGGTCGGCAGAGACACCGCCGGAAAGATAGACCGCTGGCTCGACCGCCGCCTGTGGCTCTACGACAACAGGATAGTCCAGTCCGACGAGAGAGACAGCATAATCAATATCTTCACCGCCGCATACAGACGATATGACTGCCGCGTCTTCATTGTGGACAACCTGATGACCGTTGCCCTCGCCGCAAAGCCCGGTGAAATGTATCAGGTTCAGGGCGAGTTCGTCATAAGGCTGAGAAAATTCGCCGAGAAGTACGGAGTTCACGTCCATGTCGTCGTCCACCCGAGGAAAACAAATGACGAGATAAAGGACAGCGACGAGGTCGGCGGCTCCGGCACGATAACCAACATCGCCTGTAACGTCTTCACCGTCATGCGCGGCGTCGAGGAAAACGATATCGCCAAAATCCGCTGTCTGAAGTCAAGAATGTACGGCGAGACCGGAGACTTTGAACTGAAATACGACCCCGTTTCCCGCCGCTTCTCGGAGGAGTACGCGGGAGCAAAAATCTACGGATGGGAGAAACTATCATGAATAAATATCAGGAATATGAGGACGCAAAGGAAATCCTGAAACACCTTCCCCTGACCCCCGAACAGTACGAACAGGCGCTGAAACAACTCGCCGAGGAGCTGGGGATATGAGTAAATACAGCATCATCTACGCCGACCCGCCGTGGAGCTACAATCAGCGCACCGCGAGAGGTTCGGCAGAACACCATTACCCCACAATGTCTCAGAAGGATCTGAAAAATCTCCCGATATCCGAAATCGCAGAAAAAGACTGCGCGCTGTTCATGTGGGCGACCTTCCCCATGATAAAAGAGGCTCTGGAGCTGATAGAAGCATGGGGCTTCCGGTATAAAACAACCGCTTTCGTGTGGGCAAAGAAAAACCGGAAATCCGATACATGGTGCACCGGTCTCGGATTCTGGACGAGGAGCAATGCCGAGATATGCCTGCTTGCCGTCAAGGGGAATCCGAAAAGGCAGTCACCGTGCGTCAGTCAGCTTATCGTTTCCCCGCGCGAGGAGCATTCCAAGAAGCCCGACGAAACCCGCGACCGCATAGTAAAGCTGATGGGCGACCTCCCCCGCGTCGAGCTGTTCGCAAGGCAGAAAGCCGAAGGATGGGACGTATGGGGCAACGAGGTCGAAAGCGATATATTCCTCAAGGAGGCACACCGTGAGTAAATACCACAACCGCAAAACCACCCTCCCCACCGGCGAGACCTTCGACAGCCAACGCGAAGCCCTCCGGTACACACACCTTGCCTTCCTCGCAAAAGCCGGATACATAACCGACCTGAAGCGTCAGGTAAAATTCACCCTGATCCCGAAGCAGCGCCTGAAATCCGGCAAAGCCCTCCGCGAATGCGCATACGTCGCAGACTTCACCTACACCGACACCCGCACCGGAGAGCATATCGTCGAGGACGTAAAGGGACACCGCACACCGGAGTATATCATCAAGAAAAAGCTCATGCTCCACCTCTACGGAATCGAGGTGACGGAGACATGACCTTCACCAAAACCCTCCACCAGCAGGGCAAGCTCACCCGCATACACCCGGAGCGGAAAATAAAGCACACCCCCGACCCTCTCCACCCGGACGAGATCGAGATGTGCCTGACCTGCAAAAAGAAAACCTGTCGCGGATGCGAAAATAAATTCAGAGAAATGAGGAAAACAACATGAAAATCACACTCGAAATACCCGACGGCACTCTATGCGCGTTTTTAGACAGCGTTGTAAACACAGACACCGGCTTAATGATGTTCTCACACCAGCTTGGAAGTAACGATCTTAAAGACGGAAATACAATAAAACTTCCAAGAGAAAGCCAAGAGAAAGAAAACGGCAGGAGGAAAACAACATGAACGAGTTAAAATTAAAACCGTGTCCGTTTTGCGGCGGCGAAGCAAAGCTCATGGGCGGCAGAGTATACACAATCCCGGAAATCGACGATAACGGCGCATATGTTGGCGCAGATATCGAGGTCGAGCCGTCATGGGTCGAATGCCAAAGCTGCCATGTACAAGGACGGGATTTCTGCGAAACAGACGAAGCCCCCGAAAACGCAGTTGCCGTTTGGAACAAAAGAGTTACCGACGAGGAGGAATATCGAGCCATCGAAAAGCAGACCGCAAAGAAGCCAAACCTTGAAGGCGACGGCTACGATGACAGCGGAAACATAATCTATGATACATGGATTTGTCCGGGTTGCGGAGAACGGTACGAGGTCGATTATGACGATTTCGATTACTGCCCCAAATGCGGACAAAAAATCGATTGGAGTGATATCACATGACCCTCTCCCGCAAAACCCGGCAGGAAATGCACGACAACGCGCTTGTTGATACGGCAGTCTCGATGTGCTTCCTCGCCGCCGGACTTGTCTTAAACGGCGAGTTCGGCTTCGGCGAGAAGCGCATGGAAAGGTTCTCAAAGGAGTTCACACAGACGATAATCGACTACCGCAACCGCTACGGCGAGGTCGCGCTCGAAGCCCTTGAAAAACACGCAAAAGATAAAGGAATTGAGGTAAACTGGAAATGAGAAGAGACGCAAACCCATTCACAACAGAAGAACCGGAGGAATTCAACAATGCACCCAACACTTAAAACCGCCCTCGATACCTTCGGGGCATACGCTCAGACCGTCGTCGCTATAGAGGAGCTGTCCGAGCTTCAGAAGGAGCTTTGCAAAGCCATCCGCACCGGCATCGGCGATCCGGAAAACCGCGACCACATAGCAGAGGAGATCGCCGACGTGTACATCATGCTTGAGCAGATGGAAGCCCTCTTCGACGTGTCCGAGGACGTCCCGCTTTACAGGATAGCAAAAATCGACCGCCTCGGAAAGAGGCTGAAGGAGAATGCAAAATGACAATAAATCTCCCCGTCAGCATCGGTGATCACGTCTACTTCATCCGCGATCACGAAAACCAGAAACGCATAGCCTTCGGCACGATAAAGGAGATATTCTTCTCTCAGGATATGCGTCTCATGATCCGCGTAAAAGGATACCGAGCCGCCGAATGGGGCGTGAAAGCCTTCAGAACGCGCAAGGAAGCGGAGACCGCCATCGGAAATACCGTGTGGGAAAGCGCAAGCGACGCGCAGAAAAACGCGACAGCGGTGTATAATGCCATGGTCGAGTACGTCAGAAACGCGCTTACCGAATCAAGGGAATCGCAAAAGAAGCTCGCCGACCGGGCAGGAGTTTCACAGGGAACCGTCACAAACTTCCTCTCCGGAGGACGCTCCGTCGGCACGAACCTGACGCTCGCGCTCCTTGAAGCCTCCGGCATCGACACTTTTGATATGTTCTATACCTACATCGACAAAAAGGAGGAGGAGACAGCATGATCTGCCCATATTGCAAAAGCAAATTCACAGTCTGTCACGAAACGCGGAGCAACGACGACGACAACGAAAATTACAGAAAGCGCAAATGCCATGACTGCGGACAAGACTTCTACACCGTCGAGTTCGTCGCCGAGGAAAACGAATCTTTCGTCAAGGCATGGCGCAAAGCCGGGAGGAGAAGCAAATGACCGACTACAGCGAAGAATTCGACCGCCTCCGCAAAAACCGCGTTGAGCTGTCGTATATAAAGTACGGCTCCGCAAGGATAAATTTCGGCGGCGGCAGAGTGGACGCTCTCAAAACCGCCGAGGATTGCCTTGAAGCCTTCAAGCGGGACAAAAATACCGAACACCTCGTCGACGCCGCGAACTACTTAATGTTCCGGTTTATGTACCCCTACCCCGGAGAACACTTCCGCGCTACCGACATCAGCGAAAGCGTAAAACCCGTCGGAATACCGATAAATATGGAGGAATCACTATGACTATGATTGAAGTTTTGTGCAGTAACGATAACTGCCAGTTCTACGATGTCAACACAGGACATTGCTGGTGTCCGTATATCGAAATCGGCGACGATCTGACCTGCTATTCGTTCGAGGAGCTGCTTGACGAAGTGTGGGGAGAAGAACCGATACAGTTCTGGATTGCGGTAACGCAGGACGGAGAACCTCACCGCAAGCTCGTCCGGGGCAGAAAGGTAACCGTCTGCGGAGAGGTTTTCTATACAACGTTTGACCTGAGATATAAGGACAAAGACATCCTTCTGACCGACCCGAGAACCGGGTGTTTGCTGGCATCGCCCGGAGTGGTTAAAAAGAACATCGAGGCAGTTCGCAAGAAGCGAGAAGAGTTTCCCGACGTAATGACCTACCCCGTAAAGGAGGACGAATCATGACCGACAAGAAAGCTATAGAGCACGCAAAGGCAATAGTTGAGTATTGTCACAAGCAGCGCGGATGTCAGAATTGCATCTTCAGAAGGTATGGAGCTGAAAACTGGGGCTGTCACATCAACGGTCTGCGCCTTGATGATGTCATTGCAAACGTCGAAGCAAAGAAAAAGAATCACGGATATATAGATAAATAGGAAAACGAACCATGACCCTTAAAAACAAAATCCTGAAAGCCCTCGGCAGAAAAGAAGTGAACTGGTACAGAGAATACGGTGTCTTCGCTCCCTTCTGCCCGTATTGCGGCGAACCCGCCTACGACACGCACAGGTGCGCTTTCTGCAGGAAAAAGTACATGTGGAGGGATTCGCCCCACCCGCCGACAATCGCTGAATACGGCGATTATACAGCGGCTCAGACCGGCGGCTCCATCCTCATCTTCAAGGGAGACCGACTGGTATATCATGCATCGTATACAGGCGACCCCATGACGGAGGACGAGCTGAAAGACCACATAGCCTTTGTCTTCGGACTGGGTATGACAGATGACTGAGGAGCAAAAGAAGCTCATGGCGGATAACTATCTGCTTGTGTATGCCTTTGCGAACAGGTTTGCCTTCAACAGCAGCGAAACCGACGACTACATAAATGCCGGATATGAAGCCCTGTACTCCGCCGCCGTTACCTATGACCCGGATAACCGCAAAGGCAGCAGCTTCTCAACCTACGCCTCGTCCTGCATCCTGAACGGTATGCGTGCAATGTACAAGCACATCATGCGCATCCGTATAAAGGCAGGTCAGATGAAGGAGAACTGCCGGTTCGGAGACGATCCGGAGGAAGAAGAACCGCCGTATGAAGAACCCGGTTTCATCCGCGCCGAAAACGAGGACGTGTGCAGTCAGGCTATGAAAAATCTCACGGAAGAACAGAGAAATTACATCGTAAGACGCTATTTTTGCGAAGAAACCGCAAGCAGCATAGCTAAGGAGCGCGGAGTCTCCCCTCAGCGGATGTGCAAGAAGGAAAAGAAGATCCTTGAGAAAATGCGCGAAAACGTCACCGGAAGGAGATCCCGCTCATGAAATGGCTGAAATATACCTACCGGGGAGAAACACAATATCGGTGCGAAAAGTGCGGGAACGAGTACCGTTTTCCCTGTAATAACTGCCCGTCGTGCGGAGCAAAAGCCGACGGAATAACCGAAAGGAAGGTGATCTGTTACGGAATCAAAAGAACTCAGCCGGTATCACTGGCTGAAAAAAGAGATAGAGGACATCGAGAACCGCATTCTCCGCCTCACCGGGAGAGCGACGCAGACGACCCAGACCATGACCGGAATGCCCTTCGGCGGCGGAACGACCGATAAAACCGCAATCGCCGCAGAGATCGCCGACGCAAAGGCAGAGCTTGACGACAGACGGTATAAGGTCGAGCAGGAGTACGTCCGGCTTCAGAAGTTCATAAGCTCGGTTGACGACCCGCGTATGCGCCTTATAATCCAATACCGCTGTATCGACGGCAGAAGCTGGCAGAACATAGCCATGAAGCTGGGAGCCTACAATTCCGCAGGAAGCGTAAAGAAAGCATATTACAGATTCATAAAAACGGTATAAGAAAAGACCGGCACACCAAAAACGATGTGCCGGTTTTCTTTTTACGCCGTAACGAAGGCGAATATCTTGTCGGTTATGCTGCTCTTCAGCCGGTTGTAGGTCGACAGGCTGATGTTCAGCGCAAGCGTAGTCTCAATCCCGCTCTTCCCGCGCCGCAGATACGGTATAACCTCAAGCTCACGGTCGGTAAAACCGCATTCCGGGATAAGCCGCTCCCACAGCGCGGACGGATAATCGTACCTCACCATCACGCTTTACCCGCTTTGCGGAGGACTTTGAGTATGTCCGCCTCGGTGATGCCGTATTCTCCGTATGTCTTCAGCATCTTTTTGATATACGCCGCTCTCTTCGATACGTCAATGTAGATAAGCTGCTCCTTCACTTCCTTCTCCATCTTCCTGTGCATCTCGTCGTAAACCTCGTCGTCGGTCTTGGAGCCTCCGTCCTCCCTCTCCCGCCGCTTCATTGCGGATTCGATGAAGTCTTCAAACTCCTTGCCCTCAAGACTGCTCACGGCGGATACAGAGCTTACAATGCTGTTCACCTTAGCCTTGTACGAACCGGGATTGACCTTTTTCAGTTCGTAAAGGTCGTCCATCAGAGAGGATTTCATGACGGCATTCTTTATCTTGGTCTCGGTGTACCCGTGATAAATCATGTCCCGCTTGATCTTCACATAGTCGGAATACCTGCCCCGGTCAACAGCGTCGCGGAGAACATCGTAATAAGCCTCAGTCACCGCCGCCTTGTTCGTAAGCTCAACGTCCTTCCACCACTTCAGGTAGTTGTACTGAGTCATCGGTGAGATAAGACCGGAGTCAAATATGATTCTGTCAAGTCCCGCTTTGAGGTCGCGCATCACGTTCTTCGCCGACCAGCCGAACAGGTTCGATGCCGCATTCACAATGTCCTGAAGCATTCCGAGATTCGGGCGACCGCCGTTCTGCGAGATGAGATACTTGTTTATCAGCCCTCCGAGGTCGGTAAGAGCCGCAAGATCCATTCTCTCAACGGTATTTCCGTATTTTCCGGATTCAATCGCCGTGATCGCCGATTCGACAATCTGCCACACAGGAGCAAGTCCTCCGGATGCCAAATCCATAATGACATTTTTACCGAACGATTTCAGAATATCGTCCCACAGCTCATCATCGTCGTCTCTGTCGAGCGTTCCACGAAGAAGCGACATTGCAGTCGATATCGCCGATACCGCAACCGTGTTCGCAAGGGAGGAGGCAATAACCTTGGCGAGCTTTGCTTTCGCTCCCGGCTTTCCTCTCGCCGCATCGATTATCGCAGAGGTCAGATACGAATACTGCTTCAGCGGTTCGTTCTGGAACGCATACAGGAACTTGCTTGCCGTCCCCGCGTTCTGCACCGCCATAGAAGAGTCAAGCGCAGACTGAACGACCTGCGTCTTTCCGATGACCTCAGAGAATTTGCTGTTGACCGCCTCAAAGTATTCCTTGCTTCCCTTGGTATACTTGTTCTGCGCTTCAATTTCAGCCTTGCTCATTCTCCAGAGCCTCGACCACGTCCACATATCCGCATATTCAGCCATCGAATTCACCGCGTCGTTTGCTTTTACAGCAAAGTTTTTCGGCTCGTTGTTGTACAGCTCCTCGAAGCTCTTTCTCGTCATGTTCTCCGACGCGCCCCAGTTTTTCAGCTTTGCGATTCCCGAATGCTCAAGCATTTCGTTCATCTCCGCCTTGACCTGCGACGGGCTGAAATCTTTAAAGCTGTTCCAAGCCTTAAGCCCCGCCGGCGAGAACTCCGGCAGTGCGCGGAATATAGACATAGGCTGCTTCAGCACAACCGAGAGATTCTTCGAAACCGCCGCCGCTTTGTAGTTTGCCAGCAGCTTCTCCGAAATCGCCTCGGCTCCCTGACTTGCGTGTATCTCCGCCCCGCTCATGTTGTTGATGAGATTTCGGTAACGCTTGTCCGCTTGGTCTCCATACTGCCTTATGAGCGTCTGCTTCAGGCTCGTTCCGTTTCCGAGGCGGAGCGTGTACATCTTCTTCGCATTGTCAAGCTCCTGAGCAAAGGCATTGTACTGCGCCATGTTCGTCAGATGCCGTCCGACAACATCAAAGATATCCTCGGCAACAAGCGGCTTGCCGGAACGTCCGGTTCTCTCGTTGGTGAAAGGCAGACCGAGAAGATTCATCTCATGGTTCGGATTGCTTGCGATCGCGTTATAATCGGTTGTTGTCATCATCGGGAAGTAATTCTTTATCGTGTACTTTTTGTAACCGTACATCGCCATCGATACTTCGTTTCCGAGTCGAGCCGCTTCTCCGTTCAGTATTGCGGATATTTTGTCAGCACACTCTATCTGCGCATCGGTAAGCGCAGCCGTTATCTTTGCCGCATCAGCCTCGTTCAGAACAAATTTTCCGCTCTGCTCATTGAATACACTCGCGGTTCTGAAAAGACTCCAGTTTTTCGTTCTGTTTTTTTCGGTCTGAACGGCAGCCCTTGCCTTGAATTTTCCGATGACCAATCCGCCATTTTCGTCGAACAGACACCTTCTCGAATCCTCCTGATTCAGAAGCAGATGTATCGTCATCAGCTGTGAAGGCGTTGCGCGAAGCGTACCGGTCGAAAGGTTGAGCGTGATTTCCTTGGCTTTCTTTCCATGCCATTCCTTTGGAATACCGTCCTTCCCGACCGCATCAGCCATGAGCGACGACAGCAGATCGATGTTTGCTCCGAATTTGTCATAACACTTTCTGAACGTCCGGAGCTGTTCGTCCATTACGTCAGAACCGATGATGTTAAAAAATCCGTATGCATCGCTGACACCGTAGTGCATCCATTCAACAAACTTTCTGGTAACATCAAGACCCACCCACAGCCTCGTGTTTCTGTCTCTTTTTTTTGCAAGCCCGATCTCCTTCTGCGCCTGCCAAGATTTAGCCGCCAGCCCCTCTCTCGGGTCGTACAGCCGCTTGATCTCCGCCATCACATGGGTCAGCTGATTGAATATCCCGTTCAGCTCGGTAAGCTGCGCCGAGGAAAGCTCCGTCAGCTTCTTCCCCTTATTGGCTTCAACCCAATTGCGCATCCTGTCAAGAATTCCGGAATGGTCAATCAGCTCCCTTTCCTGAACATTCAGGTCGGTTTCCTCGATCTTAAGCCCGGAGTTGCTCTCGATCCCGGCTGCTTCTCTCTGAGCATCGCTGATAACTTTCAGTATCCTGTCGTATACCCCCTGCTTCGCCACGCTCTTTCCTGTCGTGATGTCAACAGCCGCAAGAAACTCCATAAGCGGCTTCCTCATCGCCTCGGTGAAGTGGTTCTCCGTCGTCGGACGGTCGAGCATCGACGACGCTTCGGTGTATTTGCGCAAAACCTTGTTCCGGAGAACCGTCTGTTTCTGCTTCTCGGATCGGTTTGCTCTCGCCTCCGCATATCTCTCGCGGACACTTTCCACCCTGTCCTGATATTTCCGCCTCATATCCGAAAGACGCTTCCGGTTTTCGGCTTTGATATCGGCGACCTTCTCGGCATTCAGCCTCTTCAGCTTCGCGATGTCGGCACCGTAGTGCATAGCCTCCGCCAGCTTCGTGTCCTCAACCTTCTGCGCCGCCCTGTCGGCAAACGTCTGCAGCTTTTCGGCATTCCCGATAATGTCCATGACGTCATTCTTTATCGACGTTCTGATACGCTCATCTTCGATGTCATACAGCTGATACTCGTTAATGCCGCTCTCGCGTATCGTGTTTACAACGTCGGCAATATGCGCCGCCTGCTCTCCCGGATGGGTTATTCCGTCGGGGAACAGCTCCGGATATCTCTCCGAAAGCTCCATGTAGTAGGTGTCAACCGGAAGCCCTTCGTTCGCAAACCCGACTCTGCCGAAGTTCGCCTTCCTGAATTCCGCCCAGTTCTCAAATCCTGCGCTCTGCGCAGCATCGGCTCTCGCGTCCATGGGAACAACGAGCTTGGTATTGCGCAGCTCAGGAAGCAGCTTCTTCATCTCAACATACGTGTCGTCAACCCCGACCGCGTTTTCAATGACCGCATCGACGATTTTGTCCATCTCTTCGATGATCCTCATCGTGTCAACGTGTTCACCCTTCTTCAGACGCTTTCCGTCAACGGTGTTGTTGTAGAACATATCGTACAGGTTCGTCACCTCAGGATAAAGCTCCTTCGCCGACAGCTTCACTCCGTACCCGTCGATAAGAATCTTCTGTATCGAGCTTATCAGCGCGTCCCGGCTCAGCTTCCTGCCGTGCGTCAGCTGCAGCTCCTGCTTCAGATCGTCAACATCCTGCCTCAGCTTTTCGTTCTCTTTCTGAAGCGCTTTCAGCTCACTTTGCGTACTCTTCGCAAGAGAATATCTAAACTTCGGATTGTCCTTGTCAAACGTTCCGATATTGTCCGTTGCTGATTTCAGCTGTGTTGAATCAAACGCCACCCATTCAGAGCCGTCATGAACGCCGTCATAACCGAGTTCCTTCAGGATGTCGCTTGTCCTCACTTTTCCGTTATCAGCCGCCTCGGAAAGATAATCAAACACTCTCGACCTGCTCTGAAGTTTTTCGATAACGTGCGGACGGTATGTGTTGTATTTATCAACGTGATACGGCGCAAAATACTTGTCGTATACCCTTTCCGCCTGCGATTTTGTCAGCTGCATTTCAAACGGTTTTTTGATTGAGGCATACAAGTCAAGACGGTTCTTTCCGGCATACGCAAACTCTTTCGGATTTGTCGAAACATAAATTCCGTCGCCGTGCGTAACGCCCTGATTGCTCCCGCTTTTTGAAGTGTCAAAAGCCTCAAAATCCGCATCCGTATAGTGATATACGACTCTCGGGGAACCGTCGCGGTTTACGACCTTGCTTACGTTTCGCTTTCCGCCCTTCCAATCTCCAAACCACCGTTTGAATTGTAACGAATTTGTAACATCGTCCATCTTAGCCTTGACAAGTGAGCCGGGTTCGCGTATACTGTGAACGAAGCCATCCTGAGGCAAGTTACCGGGCAATTGGAGCCCGGCAAGGTGTAGTAGGGCAAGGCTTCTTTTTTTGTCCCAATAGAACAACTCGGTTTTTCCATTGACAGTGTTGTCAATAGCATTTTTAAGTTGCTTCGGGGCATTCTTTTTTCCAAACATCGAGGCAAGCGCATTGCTGTCAATAGTAATGCTGTTTGTCGTTCCGTACCCGTCAACCTCCACAGGAACAACAATGCTGTTCCCGCTTTTGCTGGTCATCTCAATAAGCACGACCGCCCTTGAAGGATTGCTTTGTGACTGCATTATTGCAATCGGCTCCTTGATTTTTTCAGGGAGCTTTTTCAGATCAGCCTCGGAAATCTCATGATCTGCATCCTTCGTGCCGTTCAGTGCATAATCGACGTGCGTCTGATTAAGCGTTACCGGAAGCGCATTGAACCCTATGTCCTGCCATACCTTCGGAGTTTCGCTGACAACAAAAGTGTCATAGACAGGAAGCAATCCGTTTTTGTAGTCATCAATCTGGTCGGCAAACGATTTGCTGTAATCGTATTTTCCGGCAAGAGACCACCGGGTATTCCCGTAAGACTTGTCAAGCCGGTACACACCGTAGCCCTGATCGAGATTTTCGTAAACCTCTCCGCTCGTCACCTCTTCTCCGATTCTCTCATAAAGCCGCTTTGCGCTCTCATTGTCCGGCACGATATACGTCGTATCAAACTCACCCGCAATGTCTCCGAGAACGGTTGTCCCTATGCCTTTGTTCCGGTATTTTTCGTCAATGTCGATCCTGTCGATTTCGGAATGGTCGTCATAGATTCTGATCGCAACCGTGCCGACGGTCTCTCCGTTGAGCTTTATGTCTCTCCGCTGATATCCGCCTTCGTATTCATCGTAGCTGTCGTCGGTTATTTCGGTTGTGATACCGTTCGCACGGGTGAGAGAAAACCTGACATCCCTGACTCCGTTAAGAGCCTCAAGACGGCTGTTCTCGTCCCCAGCCTTGTAGGTGACAGTGTTAATTCCGTCGCTCTCAAGACGCGAAACAAGCTCTCCTGACGCATTGTCGGGAAGTATTACCGCCTTAACCTCATCAAATCCGACAGCTCTCTGCGGCTTTGCCTCAAAATACCCGGTCGGCATTTCTGCAATGTCGCGGACAAGCGCGGCAATGTCGGAGGCGGTCTTTTCGGTCGCCCTGCTGTTGTACTTCTTCAGATACCGCAGAATCCCGCTCTCGTCCTTACTGTTCCTCACCGCATCAACGATAAGGCTGTACGCGTCGTCACTTGCAATGAAGTAGTTGTCGTTTTTCGGGTCGATAAGAGTCTGCGCTATCTCCTGCATCCTCGCGCCGTACTGCTCCTTCAGCGCATTGTACTCCGCCTCGTTCATGGTTCTCAGCCGGGAAGAGTCGTTCTTTATCTCGGAAATACTGTTGTACTTCTTCGCGGATACTCCCCATATTCCCGTTCCGGAGAAAAACGCTCCGCCGGTCTCGTCCTGCTCAAGCATCGCCTTCACGATATTCTCAAGGTTGTTCTCCCAGTGAAGCGCCTCAAAGCTCCTGCGGTTTCCGGAGGCGGTGTATGCGTCCTTGCTGTTGCGGATTCCGGATTTCTCCTCAGCCCCGCCGAACAGGTCGTTAACCCATTTCCGGTAACCTTCGCCGTCAGCAGCCTTCTTTATTGCCGCATCAGTAGCCTCAGAGTCAAATTCCGTCTTAACCGTCTCGGCACCGTTCTTTATGTAGTTGAACGTGTCAAGAACATATTTCCTCAAATCGGAAAGAGCCAGCTCCGCCGAAACCTCAGCCGCGTCCTTCGCGCTCATTCCGTCCTCAATGAAGGTCTTTTCAAACGCCTTCCTTATCCCGGCTTCGTTCTCCGCAATGAATGCCTTGCGTCTTCTGACAAGGTCGGAAAGCTCCTCTCCGTCCTTTCTCGCAAAACCGTTCATCTCGTCTCTGCCGAGAGTGTCGATAAGATTTTCATACTGCCTGACCTGTCCGTCCGTCAGCGCGGTCTTTGTCTCTTTGTTGACATTCGCAACGCGCTCTCTTCCGGTGTCCATGAGATATATCTGCATCATTCCGGTGTCGCCGTACAGCTTGTCGATCATGGCTTTCTCGCCGCCCTTGGAGGTCAGCACGTCCGACAGATCCTGCGCATAGTCGTAAAGAGCGCGGGTGTTGTCATATCCGTACTTTCTTGAAAGGTCATAGTATTTGTCTCTTATACGCTTCCCGACCTTCTCGTTCGCCTTGTAATCAATCTTCGGGAATGTAGGTGTCCACGCATCTCCGCCGTAAACCTTGTTTCTTGCGGATTTCTTCGGGTCAATGGTGTCTTTTCCGAACACAAGCGATACGTCGCCGTATTCCGAATGCCCGTCAGCTGCCTTTATAATGGCAATCGACGGCATGGGAAGACCGCCGAGGTCAAGCGATTTCTCAAGCTCTGCGGCGGTCATGTTGTGTACGGCTATAAGGTCTTTCGTCTGCTCAACGTTCGACGAGAGAGAAAACCTTTTCCCGCTCTCCTCTCTCCCAAGCGCGCTCCTGACCTCCTCAGCCAGACCGTCGACCTCGCCATTGAGCCTGTTAGCCGTCACCGCATCCTCCTCAAGCCCCTCTTTTATGAGGTCAGCCATAGACCCGAATGCAGAATCAGAGCCGGGGAACGTTGCCGTAACGTCTCCCTGCGGATGGAATTCTGCGTCCACCATCGTCGTAAAGTCTTCAAGCAGCTTGTAATAGTTTTCGTTGAACACACGGCTTCCGTCGCTGTCGGTCATGTAAGCGAACTTCTCAAACTTCGGGATGTATCCGTTGTCCTCACACCATTCGACATACCGCCTCGACGCTTCAACGGCATCAAGACCGTCTCTGTGCATAAGCCGGTTTATATCGGGAATGTCCTTAAGCTCGGATTTCGTGAGCTGTCTTCCGTCTCTGCGCCGGGTATTCTGCTGATCGGTATAATTCGTATACTCACCGATGTTCAGCTTCACCGCCACAGCCGGGTTGATGCCGCTCTTGTGATACGGTATAACCATGCGGATGTCCGGGTCGGAAAGCATTTTCCATATGTGTTCGTCCGATATCCCGACCGCAATTGTGCCGACGTTCTTCCCGTATTCGGGATCAGCCTGTATGCGGAATGCCTCTTCCGCCGGGAACGATTCTTTTGCCCACGCATATGAGCCGTCCGCATTCAGTCCGGCATATTTCCCGTTTCCCTTCGCAGGCATGAGCGACATATTGATCTTCATGCCGGTAAGACCGAACTGCTTGGCAAACAGCGGTTCCTTGGTATACGCATGAGCCGGAAGCCGCTTCGCCGCAAGATCTCCGATCATCTGAACATAGTCGAATACAAGCCTCGGCACATAATCCGAGAACGACTGTACCCTGACACCTCCGACATCATATGCCGCACCTCGGTTGAACTTTTTGCTTGACAGAATGTCATTCAGATACTGAACGTCGCTCTGCGCCGCTTTCGGTCCTCCTGTTCCTTTCTTGGAATTGTACAGCTTCAGTATGTCCGGCTTGGATACCTTCACCGCGTCAAATCCCGCCGTTGACATGAAGTCTCCTCTGGAAAGCAGCTTTCTGTCGGACGGGTGCGTCTTCAGATACTGCGCGATCCTGTATTCAACGGTTTTCTTCGCACCGGGCTTTATGATCTCATTTATTTCCGAGAAGTCAAGCTCGGCATCCGAAAGCCTGTCTATGCCGCCATCGGTGTGAGAAAGCGAGGAATCGTTCGCAAAGTTGAAGTAATCGATCTCCTGCCCGTCCTTTGCCATGCTCTTCACTATGGAATTGTAAAGGTCAACGAACTGGTCTGCGACTCCCGCCTGTCTGTATCTCTTCGCATCAACAAAGCACATATCGCAGGCGATCTCAAATCCGTGTTCGCGGATGATCTCGTTCGCCCTGACGATCTCCTCCTGCCCGAATCCGAAATCGTTGATGGCTCCGGTCTCGATAAGCCTGTTCAGAACCGCGTCAAGCGCACGTCTCTTCTTGCAGACAAGCGAGAAGTCAAGGTTCATCGCATACTCTCCGTTGGGCTTGACAACGGAAAATACCGGATTGCCCTTTTCGTCAATAACGACCTCGGCTCTGCTCCATGCACCGAACGGCACATACTCGCCTTCGTATTTCCGGCATATCTCATAGATGTCGTCCATGGAATCAAGCACAGCTCTCGCGTCGGCTTCGGTAAGCCCGGATTCCGATACCTGCCCGTCAAGATACTGTCTCAGCGTTTCCCGACCGGACGATTCATACGTCGACAGAGACCACCTTGTGCCTCCGTTCCCGTCGCTCTCCGCAACGAATTCTCCGGAGTCGTTCTCGACCGTCCCGCCGTCTTCAATCATCTTCGCGTCAGAAATTTCAGAAAATTGCCTGTTGACATTTCTGCTGTCCTGTGATATACTGTTGTCAGAAGACGTAACGGCAAGGGGCTTTGACCCCACCACGGCTAATATTTTAGCTGAAGCCGGAACGTCTTTTGTCATTTTACCGACGTTGTAAACGGTGGCAACAGTTCCGTTGTTCCCGATAGACAGTCTGACGCGGTAATAGTCTCCGTTGAAATCTTCAAAGTATGCCGTGCGGTATGTAAAACCGTCCTTGGCAAACGCATGAGACTTTGTGTCAGCCGACCCGGTGTTTTTACTGCTTCTTGCCGTTTCAGCAATTTCGTCGATGTGCGCTTCAACGTTGAGCTTTACGCGGAACTCGTTGTCACTCATACGGACAGGTTTCCCGTTCTCCTGTTTGAAGTTGTCCCGTGCCTTCCGTGCGGTCTCTTTTTTGGTTATAGTAAGAGTGTCTCCTTCGA